TCAGGGCGCGGCCGATACCCTGGGCGGTATGCGGTCTACCCTACCAGAGGCAGCGGCCGAGGGCCGGAATCTGAACGACGGCGTGAAGAAGTCCCGCGCCGCGCGCTTGACGGCGTTGCTCGGGGAACTGCTGGCGGACGGCAATGACTGAGATCGTCGACCGGATCACCGAGGCGGTTGCCTTGCCCCTGCTGGAGACGGCCCGGGCGGCCTGCACCTCGCGCACGCTGCGCGATGCCCTGCGCGTCACGCGCAACGAGAATGGCCTCCAGATCACGGTGCCCCATTATTGGGCCCAGTGGTTCCACGACGGCCGCGGGCCGGTCACTGCTCGCCCGGGGCACAAGCTCGTCTACTACAAGGACCCCAGCGACGACCCGCGCATCTCGGGAGGTTACCCGGTGCGGCTATCCGAAGTTCGTCGGCTGACGCGGGCGGAGTTCTACCGCGATTTGCGTGCCGGCAAGCTGATCGTCGCGGAGCGCGTTGGGCCCGCAGGCCCGAACCAGTTCATGGGCGACAACCTAACACTCGCGGCCGGGCCGCGCGTGGCCGATGCCTCGGCTCAGGCTGCGTCCGATTTGACGCGGGCCGCTCTCGGCCCCTTGCTCAACATCTCGATCAGCACGACGGTCTAGCGCGTGCGGTGGTAGGCTCGATAGAGCTTCGCCATATCGACACCCCATGCCTTCCAGAGGCGTCCCACGTCGATCCCCCAGGCGCTCCCGTGGGGCACGGTCGTCCCCATGACCCGGATGTGGGCGACCTCGTGGATCATACTGTCGAGAAGCTCGTAGCGCGTCGTGATGCGTGACGGGCTCAGGTAAATCACTGCCACTTGCCTCTTCGCGTCGAAAGTGACTTCGGCGCAGCCACTGATCTCCTTCCAGACGATCTCGACCGGGTGCCGGATCAGGGGGCGCACCCGGAGGAGTCGACGAAGGATCCGCTCGGCCTTCTTTTGAAGGTCCATGTTACCCGCGCCCCCACTGCTCCTCGCGCCGGGCCAATTCCTCTGCGGTCGGCCGCCAGACGTGGCCGGCGAACGTCGCGAAGTCCTCATGCACGAGGACGAGCTGGGGCACCACGCGGCGGTTCTTCGTGTCGATCGTGAAGATCGAGAAGCCCATGTTCCAGACGCTCGGCTCGCTGACGTAGTCGCGGCCGACGGCGAACCCGGCCATCATCGGAGTCGACGTCCAGGAAAGGGCGCCGGTCCCGAGGCTGTTGCCGGTGATGATCTGGGGGCGGTGAGTGTGGCCGCTCGTGCCTGACTTCTGGTAGCGCTTGAGCTGCTCGTCTGCCGCGAATTTCGCGCAGGAGATGCCGTGCGTGACCACGAGGGTATCCGCGAGCACGATCCAGTTCTCTTGCAGCTCGCGCTTCTTCAGACGATCGTAGGGCGCGAGGAAGTTCTGGCGGCAGACGAGCCCGATCTTCAGGGCCTTCAGGCCGAACAGGCTCTCGAACGTGACCGGGATCTCGTTCCCCTTGTCGTCGTAGACCGACAAAGCGGCAAGGTCCGGCGCCGTGTCGGCGAGGTAGTTCACGAATCGATACTCGTGGTTGCCGACCGTCAGCAGCATATTTGCGTCCGGGGCAGCCGCGCGGGTCGGCATGAGGATCTCCCGGCGCGCGAAATCGATCTCCTGCTGGAGGTTGAGGTTGAAGTGGCCCGGCAGCTTCCGGTGCCGGCTGATCTGCGGGAAGTCGACGACGTCTCCGTTCAGCACTACCTGGGCGGGCTTCACGATCTTCAGCACCTCGAACCAGACCCGCAGGGCGAAGGGGTCTGCGAACCAGGAATGGAAGTCGCTGCCGACCGCGGCATGGAAGACGCCATCCGGAAGAGAATTCTGGAACGCGCCGTGGAAGGGCGCCAGCTCGCGTTCGGCATAGGCCGCCACGTTCTGGTGGGTGTTCAGCAGCGCGGCCTTGTTCCGGACCCGCGTGGTGTTGCGCTTGTCGCGGAGTCCGGCCTCGCGCAGGAATTCCTCGTGGTTGCCGAACGCATCGACGACGAGGATTTCGGGGAAGTAGCCGAGCTGGCGGTATCGCTGGCGGCTGGCGGCGAAGCCCTTGAAGGGGTTGTCCGGGCTTTCGAAGACCCGCTTCAGGTCGTCGATCAGGGCCGCTCGGAGCGCCTCGGGCTGGGCCGCGAGTTCCTTGCGGAGACTCTTCTTGATGGACTGTTCCGCTGCGGCCGAAGCGCAGGCGGACTGAAATCGGGCGAGGAGTTCTTTGCGATCGGGGGACGTCATGTTGAGAGTGTAGCCTACTTTTTCGAAGGAGAGAGAACAAGCCACTGATCGTCCTGTCCTGAGACAAAAGACGCCAGCGGCCCCATCTGTTCAAGCGGCACCCAGTCGACGTTCGGCACTGCCAGAACGGTCGGGCGCCCGTTGCGGATCTTGGAGAAGCCGACGAGATGCTCGGGGCCCAGGACGGCGAGCACGGGCTCGTCCGAGTAGGGAGTCATGATCGAGCTGTCGTCATCCGCGAACAGCAGCTTCTCTCGGATCATGTCCACACTCTCGCTCGCGACCGTCTTCAGGAAACGGACCCAACTTTTTCCGTTTTTCGTGGACCCTGCTGCCACGAACTGAATGTGGCCGGGGCAGCAGCAGGCTCGCCAGATGCAGGCGGCTGCGAGCGCGCGGTAGCCGTCGGGGGCGTCTGCGAGCCCCACCCGGCGGTAGTTGCGCTGCACCCCGCGCAGGAAGGCCAGAGCCTTCGGGCTAGGAGTCCACTCTCGCGCCCCGAGCAGGGCGCAGAACAGGAGGATATCCCCCCGGTAATCGTCCAGGTTCCACTTGCGGCCGAACACGGCTCACCGCCGTGTCAGTCGATCCCAGATCCCGGCTGCGGCGAGTCCGACCCAGGACGTCGCGGCGGCCCAGAACAGCTTCGACCGGGCCTTCTGCTTCTGCTCCAGCCGGTCGATGCGGAGGTTGTGGTCGCTCATCACCGTCGCGCCCTCCTTGAGGTCGGTCTTGATTTCCTTGACGTCGTCGGCCACGCCAGCCAGGAGCGTCCGAAGTTCGGCGAGTTGCACTTGAAGACTCATCGGTCAGCTCCTCAACGCCCGCCGCAGGGCGTGCTCGGTGGCTTGGAATGGAAGGTTGTAGACGTTCGCGAGTTGGCGGGCCGTGGAACGGATGGCCGCGTCGTCGTTCGGGTCGATCGTGCTGGCTGCCTCGGCAATGAGATCGGCCGGGATCTGACACAGCCGCAAGGGCACCGACAGAAGGTCACTGAGCAAGTTGAACATCAGATCCCCAGGAACATCAACAAAAAGCTGACGAGTTGTTCAACGTCTGCCCCGAGACCCACAAAAAGATCATTGAGGGTGGCCGGAGCGATGGCCGCTGCCGTGTTCGGCATCATCTGTGCGCAGCCTCCGCAGAGTAGGAGCGCCAGGGCCGCGATGCCCTTACGCTTTCGCATCGAGCTTCGCCTTCAGCGTCGCGAGTTGCAACTCCAGGTCTTGGCGGTGCTCGGCGGAGTCCTTGTGCTTCTCGTCGAGGGCCTTCGCCTTGCGGCGGCCGGCCTCTGCCGTGAGCCCGGCAAGCACCAGACTCAGGTAGTTGACCTTCTCCAGGCCCGAGAGTTTGCCGTCCCCGTCCTGGTCCGCCTTCGCGCGTGCTTCGGCCTGGATCCGCTTCAGGGTCTCCAGCTCCGCGTCCACGTCCTGGAGGGCCTGGGTGACGACGTCGAGCTTCTTGTTCTGCTCCAGCCCCTGGAGGTAGCCGCAGCCAGACAAGAGGAACAGAAGTGGGAGCAAGGTCTTCATGATGGGAAGTCTACCACCCGCCGCCGACTACGTCATTGCCCCAGCGAAGTTTCCCGCCGCCGCCCTCCTGACGCCGCGGTCGGCCCGTCGTGAAGGCCCGGACCTCTTCCTCGGTCTTCACCGTCTTGATCGAGCGGACCTTCAACATCGGCTCCTCGGGCTTCGGTTGGGTCTTCGGCGGCGCGGGGCGCTCGCCCTGGGGCTTGTTGACGTGGAAGCTCTGGCCCTCCCCGACCGACATGATCGCCGGGAAGAACTTGCCCGCGAGCGCGAGGGAGCAGACGTAGTCGTCGTGGAAGCCGTCCGGGGCGCTCGCGGTTTTCCCGTTCTTCGCCCAGGCGAACGTCAGGAGCTGATCGCGCAGCGTCGGGCAGAGCTGCGCGCTCGGCAGCCGCAGCTTCCCTTGCTGGAGCAGGCCCCAGAGGTTCGTGAGCATCTTCATCTTGCTGGCGTTCGTGAAGACCACTGAGCGCACGTAGATGCCCATGTTCTTCGCCTGCTGGATGATCGGTTCGCCGATCCCGGTGCCGTCCGTGTAGATGCTCTGAATTCCGTAGCGCTCCTGGTCCCGGAGAACGAGTTCGAGCTGCTCCTCCACCGGCATGCGATGCATCCGCCGCACGAAGACGACCTTCGCCGCGGGGTCGGAATTCTTGAAGCCGAGCGGCGCCCGCACGATCGTGTGGATCGAGCTGTCGCGCTTCAGGCCGAGGTCGAGGCCCGATGCATATTCCCCGGCGGCGATCGGCTCCTCCCACTCTTCGATGACGCAGTTCGGGTCGACGATCTCTGGATCGAAGAAGGCGCCCTCGGCGGACATCGGCTTCGCGCCGTATTCCTGCAAGAAGTCGCGCAGGGGTTTGCGGTGGTAGTGCGCCTGAATTTCCTCGTTCTCCCACCCGCCCGGGAAGCGGTAGGTGTTCGTCCAGCTCGGAAGGTTGATCGCGATAGTGCGATTCGATGACCCGGCCCGCTGCGCCTGCCGGTAGAGGTGGATGAACCAGCCGCGCTGGCCGCGGGGAGTGGAGATCGCGAGCAGCTTCGAGCCCGCGTTCAGGCGCGTGCTCAACTCCGACACCCAGATGGCGTCCTTGATCGTCGGGGAGCTGGCCTCGTCGATCACCATGAAGTCGACGCCCGCACCGGCCAGCTTGCCCTTGCCCTCCGCGCCGTCACAGGACTTCCGCATCACGCGCGAGCGCCCGCCGCCGAAGTTCTTGAATTCGAGGATACCTTCGTTCCGGTCGAAGCGGACGTTGTTGCCATGGATCTCGTGGATCAGGCGACTGACCTGATCGAAAACGATGTCGGCGAGTGCTCGCTGCGGGGCCACACACCAGCCGAGGAACTCGGCGCGCGGGAGCATCGCGTGGTAGACCATCTCGTAGGCCGCTGCCCAGGTCTTGCCGAAGCGCGTGCCGCAGAGCCCGAGAACATAGTCGATGCCGGGCATCGAAAGCGCGGCATGAATTTGCTCCTGTCCCGGATGGGGGATATAGTTGAGCTGCTTGAAGAGAGCCCTTTTATCAATCGTCCTGACCATCGCCTTCCTCGGGTGGTGCGTCTTCATCGCTCGTCATCCCAGGCATCGCCGGCAGATCCGGCGGTGACTCCAGCTTCAGAGGGTCCAGCACAAAGGGCTTGGCCTCCTGCGAGCTGGCTGCCTCCAGCACCTTCTGCATCCGTCGGACGATGTCACCTTCCCCTCCCTGGCCCATGCCCAGCCGCTCCGCGCGAGTCTCGATGCCCGAGTCCACGATCTTCCAGAGTAGGGCCGGCGGGACCTGATCGGCCTCGATCGCGGCCTTGAGCTTCGCCCAGGCGAGGTCGATCGCCTCGGACAAGATGGCCACGTCGGCCTCGTTGAGCCCTGAGACGTCGCCCACGAGCTTCTTGTGGGTCAGCGTGGCCGCATCCTTGTCGATCGCCCGGAGCCGCTGGAGCCACATTCCGGCGACCATGGCGCGGCCGACGGTGGCGATGGGGAGGCCGGCGCGGCCGGCGACCCAGGCCGCGTTCCGGCCCTGGCCTTGGGCCACCCAGTCGTGAAAGTAGGGCTCGACCCGCTGGAAGTCAGGGTCGGCGAAGTAACTGTCCGGGGGGAGCATGGTAGCATTCTACCATGCGAGTCCGGATCAATAGGGACCATAACCGCCACAGATGGACTGTTCAGGCCGCCGACGGGCGCCGGGTCGGTCACGCCCAGGCGTTGCTGCTGAAGGATGTCACGTTCGTCCAGCAGGGGCCGTCGGGTTGGGCCGACGGGGAATTGGTCTCATGGGCTGATCTAGCCATCGATCCGAAGTTCTCGGAGAGGCTGGAGGCCCGGATCGCTGAGAGGCTCGCCCTGGAAGGAGTGGTCTTCTGGCCGCTCCAATTTCAGGGCGGGGAGTTCTTCGTGCTCGGGGCGAAGATTACTTCGGCGGGCTGGCTTCGGATTCTGGGGCGGGAGGCGGAGGTGGCTGATTCGCGGGCGGAGTCTCCCGCGGCGGGATCCTCTGATAGGGAGTCAGAGGTTTCGTGAATCCCGGGACCTGGGTCTTGTAGACGTCGCCGTTCTGCGCCATCTTGATCGTCTCGTAGGGCGCGGCGAGGCGGCGGTAGAGTTCCAGCTTCGCGCACTCCAGGACGCCGATGGCCTCGTTGAGGACGGTGTAGGAGAGTCCGCGAGCGGAGATGTAGTCGTCGACCAGAGTGGTGACGAGGAAGTTGAGCTGTCCCGCGTTGGCGGGGGTGTGAGTGAAGTCCTGGAGGACTTCGCGGTCTTCTCGGGAGATGTAGGGCATTCTATTTCCAGAAGTGTCGGTTGCGGGGGTTGTCAGATTTGGGAACTGGGCTCCAGACGATGATGGACACCACTACTGCCCAGATCAGTAGCAGGCCCAGGTCTTGTCCGATCATCTCATCATGTGGGAGGTCAGCAGGCCCAGGCCGACCCAGAAGGCCAGCAGGGACAGGAGGATGGTGGGGATGACCCACCCCAGACCGTCCGACGTCTGGGGACGCCGACGGGATCTGGAGCGGGCCGGGGGAGCGGGGCGGTAGAGAGTGGGGGTTTTCACAGCTTGGCTACGATCTTCTGGACGTGTTGGAGAGGGTCGACGGGGTTGGTTTGGAGTTGACCGTTCGGGAGGATGACGAGATCCTGCCGGCGGACGGCTGCCTTCAGGCGGCGAAGGATGAACTTCGGGCCCGAGGCAAGGACGGTCTGGTAGGACCGCTTCTTGACGACCTCGATTTCCTTCGTCTGGGGGACGAACTTCTTCCGGGTGAAGAGTCGCCCCAGCTTGGCGAGGAATCGATCTGGGATCTTCACGGTCCGCTTCTCGATGAGTTCGCGGACGATGTTCTGGTAGGTGTCCTTCGAGTGGACATCGGGAAACTGCTCCGCGATTTTGCGGGCAGCACGACGCAGGGCTTTGGCTTTCTTGGCTCTCATTGGTTGAGGTAGGTGAGGAGGGAGGTGATCTGTTCTTGGATCTGGGTGAGTTTCGCGAAGTAGATATCCTGCGACACCTTCTTCTTGGCTCGGTCGTAGCACGACCAGAAGAAGTCTCGCTCGGTCTGGAGCACCGCCAGCAGACGGATCTTGTCGGTGTTGGAGAGGTAGAAGACGGTGGGTGGAGGGGGAGGGATCACTTGAGGACGAGTCGCGGGCGGGGCACCCACGAGAAGGTGAGGGTCCAGAAGGGGACCATCAGGGAGACGAGTTTCAACCGCCGACCACGAGGGATATCGATGGTCGAGAAGTTGAACCCGAGACTGAAGTGGAGGAGGTTGAGGGTCAGACAGACCCAGTTACGCTGGAGGAGGACGAGGGATTTCATTGGTGGCTGAGACGGTTGACGAGGATGATGACGTCTGTCATGAGGGCGGGACGGGCGCTGGCCCAGGAGGTGCGGTGACCGATGAGGGAACCGAGGGTGTCCTTCACCCAACCGACCGCTTCCGTGATCGCCTCGGAGGTCCGAATACCGATCGCGAGTCCGACCAGTTCCCAGAGCTGCCGATCGAGTTTGGTTCTCGATGGGCGAGGCCGCTTGGTGATGAAGGGACGGAGCTGGTTCTCGACGAACGCCTCCGCGGTGGCCTGGACCATGATGCCTTGGGTCAGGGGCCACCTATGGACGGTGATTTGTGGGGGTTTCATGACTGAGGGAGCTTACCCCACGGAATCCGGATGGGTGATGCAATCGTGCAAAAACCTTCGCGCCGAAAGCCCAAATTGGGCCGCTGCCTTCTTCACTTCGCGGATGCAGCCCTCGACCTCCTCGTTGTAAGAGATTCGAAGCTCCGGTGGGAGCACTACAAATACTCTTCGGCGGGGTGGTTTTACCGGGGCCTGTCCGGTGGAGACGGAATCGACGATATTCTGCGCGATTTCACCCCTGATCCGATCGGTGATTTCTGCCTGCATCTTCTGCTGCCACTCGGCAGGCGGGTTTTCTTGGAGCTGATTCTCCAAGAGGAAGTTGCGGACCTGTTGGTAGGAGAGCCTCGACATCGCTCGGGCGATCTCGGCGTAGCTCTGGTGGAAGGTGGAGTGACGGATGAGGACTTCGAGCGTGTCCTCGATCGACCAGTTGCGGGAACGTGCCATATGCAGAAAGGTAGCACATGCACGAGGAGCAGGATGGAAGTTTCTCAGGAAAGTTGTGATATACGGTTTGGCGAAAATTTTGGCGAGGGCACCAGAGGTATATTTTTTCTCAAAGCGGGACGTAGCCACCTCGTCCCACTTTGAGACATCCCATACCATGGGGGATATAGCACACTAGCCCATACCATGGGGGATATAGCACACTAGCCCATACCATGGGGGACACGCACTTTTGTTAGTCGCACAATGACCATACCATGGGGGATACATCGGAAACGACAAAAAAGCGGCCCCGCCAGTACGCAGCCCCTATACTAGCCTCCATACTGGCCTTTCCCTATCCCCTCATTAGACTAGACGTTGTTATGTTGTAGTGTTGTATGGCCCATGGTATGGTAGGTTCCTGACGACAGCATCCAACGAAACGCACGACCTGCCAAAATGGCAGTCGACCGCTAGACGTGCGCGCTTCTATAGCTCCCTTGGTATGGGCGTTACAGTGCATTGTCTCACAATGAGGCACCTTTCTCCCTACTTCTTCCGTCTTTTCCTCATGTTTCGCGCTACCTTTCCGATATCTCCCCTATGGCGTCCCGTCAACCGCGTCTCCGCTTCCTGCGCAGGGTGCAAATCCTTGCATCCGTGTTCACCGATCCGGCCGTGGTATTCCACTATGAATTGCTGGCCCGGCAATTCCTCGCGCAATTCGGCAGTAGCGCCGCTACGTGCGCGTTCGCGTTGCGCGAAATCAAGGGCCAAATCTCGGCCCGCGTCTCCGCCATCCTGTCCCGCTGAAATCCAATGCAAGGCCGAACCATCACAAACCCGAACCGGCTTCGCACGCTGCGTAAGGTGCTGCGCGAGAATCTCGCTACGTATGAAGCGGCCCGCTCAACCTTCCTTGCGGCGGAAGGATTTATGGCCCGGGAAAATGCGCTTTCCGCGGCCCTTGACGCTCGCTTTTGGTGGCACAACGCAGCACGAAACCTTGCAACGGAGGAAACCCTTCCGTGCGAAGTAAATTCGTCCTACTGCCCGAACGTGCAAGCGAAGCGCGCGGCACGCAAGGTGAACCAATGGTAACCCGCTTCCCGTCCCTGTCCCGCCTTCTCGCGTGCGCCATGTCGGCTACGTTTGCCGGTATCGCGTTCGCTTTCCTCATGGTGACCCGATGATCCGCTCTGTTTTCGTGTTCGTCAATGGCCAATACTGGCAAACCCTTCGGACCGATCGGCCTTTGTGGGCCCTTCTGGCACAAGCGCGCTTTCGCAACCCCAAAGCAACCGACGTCTACGTCTCCGATGGTCGGACGATCCTGCGGGAAGGCCGATGAAAAGGAAACTCCCTGTCCGTGTCCGGTTGGCCATAGAAACCGCCGTAGAGCGGATTCTGGCCGAATTACCGCGTCCCTTGGACGGCGGAGCATCGGACGAAATCGAACCGGCCCGGAGCATCCTAGCGCCTTTGCGCGCTATCCTGTCCTACGATGACGGCGGTCCGATTCCGCCCTTGTCCCGATCCTAGACAAGAAATCGATACTTCCGCTAATGTTTTCCCTAGAAACGTCCGAAGTATCTCGCATGTCCGCCTCGCGCCTTCTGAGTCTGTCCTTTCTCGCTACCGTGTTCGCATTGGCCCTTTCGCTGGCCGTCGTCTCCGCACTGGCACACTAGTCCTATGAACCTCGAAACCCTTCTGTCGATCCTGCGCCGCCTTCCGCGTGACCGATTCACCATGCAGGCCATGCGTATGGTGCTGGCCGGTGAAATGCCGTCGGACGATCTACTTCGCCGTTGCGGTGTCCGTCCGTCCGTTGCGTCCTCGATACTGGGTGTAGCCTAATGGGCATCATCGCTCAAATGAAACGGACGCATGTCCGTAGGGCCCGGGCCCGTCTCCTGCGCATCCTGCGCGGATCCTGGGTCCGCACGTTCGAACAGACTCAACGGGCCCGCAACGCGGCTATCCGCCTGTTCGTCCAACAGACCTACCCGATGCCGGTTCGGTAGTCCCGTGAACACTCGAACCGTCGAAATCCGCTATTGCAATTCCGTCGGAACATGGCGACACGTTGCCTACCGTTCAACCATGCGGGCCGCGCGGGCCCTTGCGTTGCGTCTGTTCGGCACGCTGGAATGCTGCGCGTTCGTGCGTTGCGGCTACCTTCCCGGCGCAGGAACGCGGACCCGATGAACATTCGCGCGCTTGAAAACTGGATCGGCAACGAATTACTCCGCCGCGGAGTAATCCCGCTTCCGCTGGCAACCGGCCCGGATTCGGTCGCGAGCATGCGCGCAGCGTATTCCGCCTGTCTCCGCACGGGCCGTATGGCCATATGGTCCGGTGGATCCGATCGGACAATCTACAGCGGGCCCGCGGCTAACTACGCTTTCCGGGCGTTGCACGATATCCAACACGCCGAAAGCGGTTCGGATTTCACGTTGCAAGGGGAACGGGACGCATGCGCGGAATTCGTCGGGCGCCTTCCCAACCGTCTCCGGCGCCGGTTCGGCCCGATCCTGCGCGCAGAAATCTACGGACAGGCGGAGCTAGCCGTAGCTACCGGAACGTTCGCGCCGGACCAAATCGCTTTCGACCTTTCCTACCTTTCGAGGGGTTTCTAACATGATCCCGCCATACATTCGGTTCCGGCTCTACTTAGGGTCCCCGCACGACTACGGTCGCGCGGTCGAAATCGTATCCTTGTATTTCGATGCGTTCTCGGCATTCGACGCGACAGGATTCTGGAAAGGCCAACGCGAAGCTACGTTGGTTTTCGAAACCATCTTACCAAACAAGACAGGACTAGAGACGGACGCCGTAGCACGTTGCGCAAAGCAACTAGCCGAATCGTTCGCGCAAGAATCCGTTTTGATGACGGCGGAACCTGTCCCCGTATTCGAATTGGTGAAACCATGACGCAAGCCTATTCAAATCCGGCCCGCGAATCCGACCCGTATTCCCTTCCCGACGTCGAGACGTTCTATCTAGGGGACGATGATGCGCACGAGAATTCCGAACGGGCCGCTTTCGGCACGGACGATGAACCGCTAGCCGTTGGTTGGTATTGGTGGTCGTGCATGCCCGGTTGCCTTCCCGATAGCGAGCCTATCGGCCCCTTCGAAACGGAAGCGGAAGCGCTAGCCGATGCGCAGGATGGTTGCGAATGATCGGCAACGGTTGGTCTGTCGTTACCGATCGGCGCACGCTGAAAGCGCTCGCGCGGAAAGGCTACATTGTCATTCCGCCGGAATTCGGGCGCCGCGGACGTTCGTCCCTTGGGCCTGTCGTGCATCGCTACGTATTCGAAGGGCCCGCGCTAACCGAATGGTATCGACCATTCGAGCATCGCGGCCGTTCGTTCCGTCTAACCTACTTAGATGGATGCTTCAAACCGTTCGTTACCGTCTACAGGGGAAACTAGTATGGGCATGCGATTCGTCCGTCCGTCTTGGGTCAAGGTTTCGAAATCCGAAAGCGACAACGGCCCGGAACCATTCTGGAAAGGAACCGGCCCGCGCGGCCGTTCCGGTAGCCTGTCTGTCGAAATCCTCGCGCGAATCAAGGGTGAAGCGGTTTCCGTGTTCACCGTAGACGCAATCGGTTCGGCCGATGGTCTGTCGACCGTGTTGCGTATCACGGACAAGCGAACCCGTCTTGTGATTTGGGAAGAAACGGTGACCCAATGAAACTCTGCGCACAATGCGAGGAACCGGCTAGCTACTGGGCCCATTGGGGCGAATTCCCGGGCCCCTTCGTTACGGAAGCGCTCTGCGCCGCGCATGCCGAACAAGCGGAAAACGATGGCGCACGAACGGTGACCCAATGAAACCGCGTCCGGAATACAGGCAACCGCGCGGTATCGGCGCAATCGACGTCTACCGTTGCGCGTGTTGCGGCGCCGTTGTGCGCCAGTATGCTACCGTTGTTTGGATCCCGCTACACTGCGGCCGATACATGAGGCACCAACGATGAAATACTACAGCGTAGCGCGGCTATCATCTAGCCGCTACGTTTGGGCCCGCTGGATTCTGCGGGCCCAATGTCCCGACCACACAATAGCCGTTGCGGTCTGTCGACCTGAAAGGCTAGCGCGCTACGTGCGAAAGCTACGGGCCCGCGGATTCAAAAAGGAAAAGGCACCATGAAAACGATGCACTGGAGCGACGGCACAAGCGCGCTTTGCTATCTTGTGGTCCGCAACGTTACCGGGCTTGCGGAAGAAAAGGGTTTCCGTCTCTACTGGACGGCCGACGGCCGCTACCTTACTCCGGCTCTCGGGCTTGTGACGTCGGATCCGTTTCGCACGATGCGGGACGCGATAGCCTACGGGGAACGGCAACAATGGGGAACCGCACGGAGGATATCCTAATGGGCCAGAAATTCATTGCGCGCGAGCGCTTCTCATTCTCTAACGGCGCCGTCGGTTGGCGCCCGGGGGGCCCGTTCGATTGCTTAGGGCCCTACGCAAAGGTAGAAAACTGCCCACTTGTCCGGCTCGAATGGTTCCCCTATCCCGGTCGCGAGCATTACGAACCGGGGGCCGTTGGTTGCGGACAATGGGCCAGCGTAGATACCGGATTGCGGCTAACGTGCTACGCAACCGGCTACGCGGACAGTTTCTTTTCCGTGCCAGCATGCACGCGATTCCGCGGACAACACGTTGGCGGATACTTCACCGAAGAGAATGGCGCTACCGTTTTCATGGTGTCCGGAAAGCACCGGGAACGGTTACCGCACGGTCCGGATCCCCGGCCCGCTTTTGTATGGTGGCCAAAGGAATGAGACGCCACCATAGTTCGGGCCCGCGCGGGCCCTTCAATCCTAACGTAGCCGCATGGCGCATTATCGTTGCGGCGGTAACCTTCCTTCTCTACTGTCTCGCTAGAAACCTATGGACCAAACACTGACGTATGCGCAACAGAAAGCGCTTTCCCTTGGAATCCAGAATCCGAATACGTGCGGACAGGGTAGACACCCAGACGCCGAATTAGTCCCCTACGGTTGGCGTGTTGTGCGGGCCGGTTGGATCTATTCGCACACAACGGCCGTTGTGCATCCGGTAGGGCGGAACGTGTTGCACCATACGTTCCGCCGCGGAGACCATACGGTAACGTTCTACCGTGAACCGCGCACTAGCCGCTACCATTTCGGCGATGGCCGTTGGTCCGGATCATGGGGCGGAAGCGGAACGGAAATTGTTTTCGGCACGGATGATCCGGGCCCTTTCGTTCGCTACCTGTCCCGCGTTGCGCGCTACGGCCGCGAACGTCGGCGCGAGGGTTTCACCCAATGAACACGAATTCGGCGCTAGAAAGCGCCTTCCTTGAATTCTGCGCGGCCGATGATGCTTTCAACGCGGCGCTACGGTCCGCGTTCGGTTGCGAAACCGGGCCCGATCGGCACGATAGCGACCGGTGGTCCCCTGAAATCCGGAACGCATGGCGGAAGCGCTGTAGGGCCCGGCGCGAGTATCACGCTCTAGCCTATCCGCCGTCGGGCCAGATTGCGCCGGATGCCGACGAACGGCCTTTGCCGTTCCGCGCGAACGTCGGGCCCTTCCCTGGCCGGTTGCTACCAGGGTGGTAGGGGAGAATTTCCTCGCATGCCTACCGGCCGGTTGGCACGCCGGATCGTCTCAGTCCGAGACACCTGTCATTCTGTCAGGTGGCTGTCTTTTTGGCAGTGTCTCATTTTGAGACTGCCATTTTGGCAGTGACAGTTTGTCAGGCCGGCCGCGCTCCGGCCGGCGCGAGCCCGGGCCCGCGCTCCCTCCCGCAAATCGTGACTGTTTTCTGGGACTCGAATCTGGGACTCGAATTCAGGACTCGATTTTGGGACTCGGCCATCGATAGTCCGTTCGCATACGGATCGAATTGTATCGGTCCGTTCGGGACTGGACTTTAGGACTCGAATTCAGGACTCGGCCATCAATTCGTCGTCTGCTGTCGTGTCCGTCACGACCACTATGACCTGTCGGTCCAGCACAATTCTCTCCGAGTGGATGAGCTGACCGTTGCGGACAGGCACGGCGAGGATTTCTTGGATCTCGATATCGCGGTGGATCACAGTCCCCTCTTGCGGATCTCTTCCTGGAGGATCTCGCGCTCCTTGTCGGACTTCGCCTCGAACAAGAGCTGCCCGAGTTCGAGCATGTCCGCGTTCCGCGCAGCGGCCCGGAGGGCGCGGAGTTCCTCGGGTGTCGGCTCCGGCCGATCGGCGGCGAGGTAGCCGGACAGGGCCAGGAGCACGGCGAGGTCTTTGAAGAGTTGACGGACGACGGCCGAGTCCATGGTGGACTTGTTGGGGTCACTCATTGGGCTTCTCCCATTCTGCGAGCATCAACTGCGGACCCATCCGGGTGAGGATCTGCTGGCATTGCCCGATGATCTGGAGCAACTGCGCAGCAGTCACCTCGATGTCGCGAAGGAGGCCGCTCGGGGTGCAAAGACGAATGACAGTCCCATCCAGACCAGCAGGATATCGGCCGCTGTTCTGGATCCGGTAGACGCCGAGGAATTTGAGAGAGGGTTTCATGCCTTCATGATATCCCACCCGGAGAAAAGAGGACGAGAAATCTTCGCCTCGCTCCCAAATCGATGCTACTCTTCTGGCACCTATGACAACCTCAACTGCTACCCGCGTTCGCATCACCAATTCCGACCTCAAGGTGGGAGCCAAGTTCGGCTACCGCCTCATCAAGGGGGTCACGTCCCGCGAGATCACGTTCGTCAACACGAACGGGTCGAAGCCAAGCCGCAACCCCGCCGTCGGGGCCCGGACCGTGTCGAGGAGCGAATTCCTCCAGATGGTGAACGGAGACTGAAGAATTCCCCGACCTCGGTCCTGGAGTCGTGTTAGACTCCAGGACCATGACCAAGAAGACCACCAGAACGATCAAGACGACACTACCCGCACTCGCTGCCCTCATCAAACCCGACCTCGATACCCTGAGTCGACGGATCGACCGCCTCAGCGAGACACAGGGACAGACGAACACCAGCATTCGGGACCGTCTCAATTCGCTGGAACAACGACTCGCCGCGCTGGTGGCCGAGGTTGCCAAGCTGAAAGACCCGGCCGCCGATGCGGAGCGTCTTCGCCGTGCGCGGGACGTCTGGATGAAGCAGGCCGACGACTGGAAGGCCCTCGCCCAGCAACGACTGGATTCGAACGAGAAGCTGAACGCGACCTTGACCGAGGAGCGCGAGCGGCTCCAGCGAATCCTCGCCGGTCGCGACCAACAGCTCAAGGCCCTACGCCAGCAACTGGAGGCGCTCCAGAACACTCCGATGGTCCAGGACGCCCAGCGTATGGCGCAACTCGTGAACGAGGTGCAGCAGCGGGACTCGGAGCTGAAGGCCGCCCATGCCCGCGAGGTGGCCTGGATGAACCGCTACGCGGAGGCGGCGGACCGGGTCGAGGAGTTGAAGCTCCTGCGGTCCGGACGGAGCAAGGGTGGCACCCTCAAGAAGGGCTGCGAGTAGTCGCCTTCGCTAGCATCTTCCCCGTTCGTGTGGTAGGCTGTTCCTGCTCGACATGCTCCCCTCCCTTCCGATCATTCACTGCATGCCGTTCATCGGCGCGCAGGCCCTTTACAAGATCGCCACACTCGATCCCCAGGGCGGCGAGCCCTTCGGCACCTCGAAGAAGGGGAAGGACATCATCTACCCGCTGCACGCGGCGCCGATCGATGAGGTGTTCGGGGACACCGCGCCGGCAGAGGCGATGTTCGTCTGCTACCGGCGCCGCTCGGGTGGTCCGCTCCCGCGCCTCACGAAAGCCTGCGAGGGGCGCATCGATCTCGTCTGCGACTACGGCGCGTTCGACCTCGACCTGAACGCACAGTTCGGCGTCAAGGGGAAGCTGTCCTGGACTGCGCTCGGAGAGGAGCGCACCGAGATCATCATGGGCCGCACCGCGTCCGTGCTGGACGCCCTGGCCGCGGAGGACGCATACCCGATTTGCTACTACCGCTCGAAGAACGGGCTGCGGTTTGTCCACCTGTTCCACGAGCCTGTCACGGTCGCCGGGCTCGAACTCCTCTACCGGCGCCTCGCCCCCATCTACGCGAAGGCGGGCCTCACGGTCGACGCCTCGTGCTTCGACTGGACGCGGTGCTTCAAGGTCCCCCGCTGCACGCTGGAGGATGGGACCGTCACCGACCAGCAGCCCTGGTTCGACCTGACCTGGACTCCAGACGCGGTGACGATCGTGACGCCCGAGGAAGTCACCACCGCGCCGGCCGTCGGCTATGCGGGGGATATCACCGCCGAGGCACGCCTCGAAGTCTCCCACGCCCGCGAGGCGATCGAACACGGCAACACTCTCACCCCCGATGGGCTGCTCGCGAGTCATGCGCTCCGCGGCGACCCCGAGCTGCACGGTCTCTGCTTCAACCCGTCCGTGCCGTTCATGGCCGCAGAGGGCGGGCGCCACACCGCTCTGACCCGCCTCGTCGGCCGCCTCACGAAGCGCTGCGTCGGCCACCCCTGGGCCTCGGAGCAATTCCTCTATGCCCTGCTCGCGCCGAAGATCGCCGAGCTTGGCGACGACGAGCCGTGGCTGGACAAGCTCTGGGGGATGATCTGCGACTACATCGCGCAGGACCGCGCCGAGCAGGCCGCGCGCAACGTCGAGGTGAAGGCGGAGGTGGAAGAGAAGGCCGCCCCTCCGCCGCCCAGCAAACTCACGGCCTTCTGCAACGGCGTCCGCCAGTGGTTTCCAGACGCGGTCGGGCAGGACGACGAGGCCGTCGTCGAGATGGTCAAGAGCGCCAGCCTCGCCATCGCCACGAGTCAGGAGGGAAACCACAACTATCTGATCCAGCCGAACGGATTCTACGCTCCCTACCCGGTCTCGCCCGAGAAGCTGTCGCTGCGCATCCGCGAGTCGGAGATGGAGTGGCTCGTGCAGACCGAATTCGAGGGCAAGGACAACAAGGGCCAGCCTAAGGTCGTCAAGCGGACGTGGCCGCAATTCCTCGACGAGGATTCCCGGACGTATGCCTCGGCGAAGATCCTCTGCGTCCATCGCGGGAACTACCTGTCGCAGGACGAGGCCGGCAACACCCAGTTCATCATCTCGCCATTCTGGTTGCGGGACATGGACGAGGTCTTCAACGATCAGGTCGAGGAGTGGCTCCAGCTCGCGGCGGAGGACGGCCGCTCCGAGGATCTCATGTATGCCCTCGGCTGCTTGCTGGCCTTCCAGTATGGCCCGACGGCCGCTCTGGCCCTCATCGGCCCGCGCTCGGTCGGCAAGAAGCTGATCGCCACCGGGCTCGCGGAGTGCATCAACACACTCCAGTGCTGCCCCGGCCGCGCGCTCGTCTCGCGCTTCAACGCCTCGTTGATGAAGTCCCCGATCGTCTGGATCGACGAGGGCCTGCCGCGCGGCAAGGACGGGATCGACTTCGCAGACAACTTCCGAAATCTCGTGACCGGCGGCAAGCTGTCGGTCGAGCCGAAGAACAAGGAGATCATCGAGGTGGCCGGCGTCCACCGCGTCCTCATCACCGCGAACAACTACGAGGCGATCTCGAAGCTGGGTGAGGATGCTCCGCGCACGCAGGACGACCTGGACGCGATCTCGGAGCGCCTCGTGGTGTTCAACCTCCAGAAGCGCGCCGCCGACTACCTGGGGCGCATCGACACCCGCGGGTGGATCGCGGGCGACAACGGAGCGCCGTCGAAATACACGATCGCGAAGCACTTCCTCTGGCACTTCCGCAACACGCTGCGGTGGGAGAACGGCGTCCCCGTCAAACGCGGCCGGCGCCTCCTCTACGAAGGGAAGCCCGATGGCCTCGTCCAGGAGACGATCGACGGGAACGACCCGTATATCCCCGAGATCGCCGCGACTGTCAACGACATGATCCGCAGCGGACAGGCGATCCTGAAGGACAACGGAATCTACGTCCCGCCCGAGCAGTTGAAGAATCGCCTCTGCGGCCCGGGCAAGCCCCTGAAGCCTTCGGAGTGGCGACGCGCCGCGAAGGCCCTGTGCTACGACATTCACAACACGACGATCGATAACGTCTCCGCTCGGTTCTTCGTCATGACGTATGATCGACTCGTGCCGATCATCGGCCGCCTCGCGACGCTCGCTCCCCAGCTCTCCGCCCACATCGCCAAGAAATCCCCATGAAAATCTCCGCCTCCTCATTCGAGACAGCCCACGACGACTGCATGCGCAAGTGGTGGTGGAAGGAAGTCCGCGACATGCCCGAGGGCAAGGAGATCAAGGGTGCGGCCTTTGGCTCCGCCCTGCACGGCGTCTGTGAGCGCTTCCTGCTCGCCGATGACCGCGGGAACGGCCCCGAGCTGTATCCCGCCGGCTGGAACGACGGGCTCGACGCGGCGGAATCCGCGCTCGTTCGACTACTCGTGCAGGCCGCGATCGACAAGGGCCATCTGGTTCGCCGGGCCGGCCGCAAGGTCGAGGAGTGGATGAACACCCCGATCCTCGTGGACGACGACGTCGTGCAGCTCACGGGCAAGCTGGACGTCATGGATCCGACCGGCTTCGAGGACCACAAATCCACGAGCGCCAGGAAGTGGGCGAAGGACGAGGAAGGGCTGGCCAGCGATTCCGCCATGCTGTTCTACGCGGTCGAGTGGTGCAAGCGCAACGCGGACGCGATCCAGGTCCGCATGCGCTACAACTACTTTCTGAAGGATCCGTCCAAGCCTGAGACTTGGCCGGTCGAAGTCCTCGTGAACCGCGAGGTCGTCGAGCACTTCAAGCGCAAGGAATTGCTGCCCACCGTCCGCGCCATGGTCGCCGTGGCAAATCAGAATCTGACCGACGAACAATGGGAACAGGTCGAAGGGCCGAAATCCCAAGACGTCTGCCGCAAGTTCGCGGGTTGCCCCTACGCCACGATTTGTGGACGAGTCGAGCAGCCTGCTCAATTCCGTGCTAGAATTGCTCGCATCCTCGCCAACAAGCCACAACCACCTATGGGTATCTTCAATAAGACGAACACCGCTGCCAGCCCGGCTCCCGCCACGACAATTACTCCTGATGCTGTTGTTGTTCCAACGCCGCCCCCGGCGCCTCCCGTCGTGAGCAAGCCGGCTGGTAGCATTCCTTCTTCCGCTGCCCCCGCGCCGCGCACCTCGATCTTCGCTCGCCGCAACACCATTCCGCCAGCGTCGCCGCCAACCACTCCAGGGCCGGCTGCGCAGGCTCCGGTCGCAGAGGCGACCCCGGCCGTGACGGCTCCGGCACCTTCGCCGGCTCCGGTCACGGCCGGACAAGCACCTGTCACCCTCGTCCAGCTCAAGAAGCCGGAGGCCGCGCAGCCGGTCGTTGGAGCCCCGCCGTGGGCCCACCCGGGCTGCAAGGCGTGCAAGGGCACCGGCATGCACCCCAAGGAGAAGAAGCCCTGCAAGGGCTGCCGGACGACCAAGATGCTGCTCAAGCAGCCGACCGACGAGGCGTTCGAGATCAGCTACAGCACCGACGGTAGCCTCGTGTGGAAGGCCAAGGACGGCACCCTCGGAGTCGTCGAGGCAATCGCCCCGGTCACCGCGCCCGTCGCGCAGCCGGCTGTCCCGACGATCGAACAGCCGATCGAGAAGAAGACCACGAAGCCTCGCCCGAAGAAGGCCCCCGAGGTCGCCGCGGACGTGCAGCTCCCCTCCAACCCCGGTGTCGAAATGCCGACCGGCGCAGCCGAGCCTTACGGACCAACGATGGTCAAGATCGAGGAGAAGGCGCTCCAGGAGATGGCAGCGATAGCCAAGCTCCCCCTGGGCCTCCTCTGCGGCTCCAGCCCCGAGAAGATCCCGGCCTACTACAAGGCCGCCTCGATGGCCGACGTGTTCGCAGAGGCCGCCAAGCTCGTCGGAGAGGCCAGCGGGAAGGACTTCTGGTCCCTGAACGCCTTCGAGCGCCGCGACGCGCTCGCGAAGATGGCGCCCGATCTGGCCGCTCGTCTGCACGGCTACTTCATCGTCGCACCGCGCTCCGGTCCCGACCAGGACGCGCTCGTGCAAGCCCTCAAGCCCTTCGCCGGGTTCGTCATCCTCGGGACTTCGTGATACACTTGGGACGCTGGGAAGTCGCACGCTAGCGAGAGGGCATGGACGGAGCGCGCGAGAGGGCCCAGCGGACCCTTTCTACATCGAGATCGAACATGGAAAACGAAAACGTAGTGAACATCGACGAGCCCGAGACCGGGCTCGCAATGCAATTCGTCATCGGCGCGATGCTGTCTCAGGGCATCACCGAGCTGCGCATCTCCAAGGAGATGTTCGAGCAAGCCACGACCAAGCTGTTCATGGTCGAGCAGCTCGAAGACGGCACTCTCGTCATCCAGCTCCGGCGCTGAGCCATGGTTCTCGGTCGCATCAAGAAAGGTCCCTCGCCGGACCAAACCGAGATGCTCCGCATCTGTCTGCTCCCCGAGTGGGAACCGATGGACGCGGAGGCGCATGAAATCTTCTGCGCCGAGAAGATGCTCACCGAGGCGTTCCTGGAAGGCGAGCGCTTCCTCCCCGAGCAGGCCGAAGCGCTGCGCGTCTTCGCCGCGATCGGAGGCGGCCTGTTCCCGATCCGCGTCGGCCGCGGGAAGACTGGAGTCTCGATCGGGTGCGCCGAGATCGCGCATCGCGACATGGGTGTGAAGCGCTCGCTGCTGATGATGCCCCCGTCGGTCTGCCCGCAGTTCGAGGTGGCCGTGCGTTTCTGGCGCAAGCGAATTCCGATGTCGGCCGCGACGTTCCGCTACCTGCATCGACTCTCGAAGGGCGACCGCATGCGCATCGCCAGTTCGAAGGCGCCGGCTTGCTTCGTCATGCCCTATTCGCTGCTCTCGCAGCCGGACGCGATGGACCTGATCGCCGCTATCGCCCCGCAGCTCGTGATCGCCGACGAGGCGCACCTGCTGAAGAACTACCGCGCCGCGCGCACCAAGCGGCTCATGCACTTCCTGGAAGAGGTGCTGAAGCCGACCCCGATGTTCGTCGCGATGGACGGCACTCTCGCGAAGAAGACGATGATGGAATACCACCATCTCGCGACGCTCGCGTTGAAGGATCGCTCGCCGCTCCCGCGGACGCCATCGATGTCCTACTTCTGGAACGAGCTGATCCAATCCTCGGCGACCGAGGCCCCGCCCCAGCTCAACCACGTCATGCGCCCGATCGTCCAGTGGGCGCAGGAGCGGCACCCCGACGAGCAATTCCCCTCCGATCAGGTCGAGACCTACCGCCGCGCGTTCCGTCACCGCTTCACGACGGCGCCCGGAGTCGTCGCCTCGGGAGATGACCAGATCGATTGCTCGCTGACGCTCCGCAACGCGCCGGCCGACACTCCGAACGCGGAACTCGATGGTCTGATCCAGCGGGTCCTGAACACCTACACGACGCCGAACGGGGACGAGATCGACTACGCGATCCACTGCCACAAGTGGACCACCGAGCTGTCCGCGGGCTTCTGGAACAAGCTGGCTTGGCCCACGATCGAGTGGATCAAGAAGTTCAAGAAGGTCGACGAGGGGACCGCGAAGTCCCTCCTGACGCGGTCGCAGGAGCACCACAAGGTTCTCCAGGAATACCACCGCGTCCTGCGCACCTATCTGAAGGACAGTCCGCCGGGTCTCGATACCCCGCTGATGATCTCGAACGAGATCAAGAGGCACGGGGACGACAACCTTCCCTCGGATCTGGTGGGGCTCTACCTCGCGGCGAAGGCGATGGAGTTCCCCGAGATGCTGGAGCGCCAGGGTGAGGCGATCCGGGTCGACGATTTCAAGGTTCGTCGCTGCGTCGAGTGGGCGGTCACGCGCGGGCGTGGCCTCGTCTGGGTCTGGCACAAGGCGATGGGTGACTGGGCCTGCGAGGCTCTGCGCGCAGCCGGGCTGCCAGTGGTCTACGCGCCGGCCGGCGAGAACGATCTGTTCCTCGAACCGTCGACCTACGACCAAATCTGCGTCGCGTCGATCGGGGCACACCACGTCGGCAAGAATATGCAGGGCGAAGTCGGTCGCGGATTCAACGAGCAGTTCGTGCTCCAGTGGCCGCGGGATGCCAGCGTCGCCGAGCAGATGATGGGCCGCACGCACCGCACCGGGCAGAAGGAGGACGAGGTCATGGTCGAGACGATTCGCACGACCGAGGCCGACCACCTCGACTTCGCCGCCTGCATCAACGACGCGATCTTCGTCCAGCAACATCTCGGCACTTCACAGAAGTTGCTTTTCGCCGACCACGATCCGCTGCCTGTGATATTCTCCCCTGAGTTCCTGCGGGAGCGCGGGCTCCAGCCCGAACAGTTGACGGACACGCAGCGCGCAATGCTGCAAGAGAAATACGGGAAATACAAGCTGTGACCACGCACGTTCGCAAGAGCTTCATCAATCAATCATTCGCAGGACAAGACCTGCGTGATTGGAGCTTCGAGCAGTGCGACCTCTCTCACTGTGATTTTCGAGAGGCGATACTAGACGAAACCACGGTCCTGTTCGATTGCAACCTTGCTGGCGTTTATATGCCGAGGGAGTTCTCGGCCCAGACCGTCAAGTGTTATGGTCTCGACGACAAGCTCCGAGAGCTGCTACGTGCCCGCTCGAAGGAAGGCAGGAAAGAGAAGGCCAGACAGAAAAACCTAGAGCAGAGATTGGAGCGCCTCCGCAGTGAAGGCAGATTAGCTCGAATTCAGAGGAGTATCAGCTCGCGCCTTCTGGCCGTCAAACGCGGCGAAGGACTTACAATGAATCAGCAGTGGCAACTAGAACGCGACTGTCATCAGATCGGGTTCAATTACGCTCAGTATGAAGTAGAAGTTGAAGCCGCTGTCGATCGCTATTACCGCGAGGTAGAGGCGCGTGAAGAGAAAAGGCAGCTCGTTGACGCAGTGCGGGCCCGCCTAGGGGATTCAAAGAATCAACGTGCCGCGCGCCAGCGAAAACTCAGAGACCTATTGTTCGACGACCTTTCTCTCTCCTTCGGTCAGGTGCGATGGTGGGTGCCCCGCTTGGCTTTCTGTCCTCCCTTTGCGTTCGGGGACGCCGCACATAAGTTCCTTGGAGAGCTGCGTGCCTACCTAGTAAAACGGCTACTCCCGGAAGAGGAATGGATGCGCCCGCTCCTCTTGTGCCACCACAAAGACTTTCGAGAAGTCGCAGAGTCATTACCGACGGATAAACTAATCGAACTCGCCGGGGCCTATGCTCCAGGCAGAAAGAAAACTCAACCAAACTCGCTAGCGGTCAGCACTTCGCTGTCCCGCCGGCAGTAACAACGACAGAGACAGAGGTTTAGATATGGGTTTCTTCTCAGGCATGAAGGGCACCAAGGCGAACACGCGCAGTGCCAACATCGCGCCCGGTCACATGATCGTGCGCATCGATCGCGTCAAGAAGCAGACGTCGGCGCAGGACGGCGTCGAATACGTCGCCGTCGAGCAGACGGTTCTCGTCCAGTTCACGAAGCCGGACTCCACCGGCAACGGTCCGGCCTACCCGAACGGCACGAAGGTGCCGCTCAACGAGGCCGGTCAGAGCGTCGCGCACATCTTCAAGGGTGGCGACAAGATGAAGGACGAGATGGCGCGGGCGGCCTTCAAGGGCTTCCTGATGGGCGCCACCGGCCAGCCCGAGTCGTCGATCGACGACGCGGATGGTGAGGCCGCCTGCGGTCCGGACAACCCGCTCGGAGGGGTGTTCGTCGAGGTCAACGCCGTCCCCGGCATGACCAAGAAGCAGCCGAAGCCGTTCACCTACATCAACTACCTCCGGCCGGTCTCGGCCGCGCGGTTGTTGCAGGTGATCGACCCGGCCGTGAAGGCGAAGCTGTTCGCCGGCACTGCACTGGAGGACATGGCCGCCAACGAAGCCAAGTGATCCCGGTCCGAGACTGATTTGAGAACGGGCTTCGGCCCGTTCTCGTTTTCTGAGCTACACTCCTGCACCATGAATCCGAAGTCCCTCCAATCCCAAGTCGATCGCTTCAAGGCGATCATTTCCCAGATCACCACCGAGCGCAGCCGTCAGGACGCCAAGTGGGGTGAGCAGAATCACGACTTCCCTGTCTGGCTTGCCATCCTCATGGAAGAGATCGGCGAGGCCTCGCAGGCCTACCTCAAGCTGAACTTCGCCCTCGTCGAAGCCGAAGGTGCTGCCCGCGAAGGGAAGGCTCCCGACATCATCACCCTCGCCGAACGTGGCGAGATGTTCCGCAAGGAACTGGAGCAGTCCACTTCGGTCCTCGTCGCCATGTTGGAATGCGGTGACCGCAATGCGTGGTTCGGCCGTGTGTCCACCGAGCGACGCAAGGGCCAGGAACGACGCCAGAACGACGGGCGTCGAATCGGGAACACGGGCAACCCCGAGGCACCCTTCACCGAGCGCCGGGTAGCGAAGCGCAACTACGGCCTCGTCGGCCGTCGGGATGCGACGGTCCTGGAGCGGAGGAAGTCGTGACCTTCGTCGCCGTCGTCTGCAAGAACGACTACCCCGAGGCTGTTACCATTCCATTCACCACGCGGGAGGAGGCCGAGGCGGCCGGCGAGCGGCTGCGCGCCCAGTGCCGAGAGAAGTGGGAGGCCGCCCATCACCTAAACGCCTTCTCGTGCTACTTCCACATCCACGTCTTCGAGCCCACGAGCACGGAGCGCCGGAAGTTCGAGCGCAGCGATGTCTGCGACCGGCTGGAGTTCGTCGAACGTCGCAAGCGGTGGAACAGTCGACCAGGGGGGTGCTAGTCATGAAACTCTTCTCCTGGGGCCGCGACGGAGGCCCGAAATCTTCCGTCTTCGGATTCTGGTTCATCGAGATCAAGTGGCTGTTCTCGATCGTCCTTCTCCGCTTCGAGGGCGAGACCCGCGAGGCTTTCCACTCCCACGCCTTCAACGCACTGACGTGGTGGCTGTCCGGCAAGGTCCATGAGATCCACAAGGACGGTTCGGTCCAGTGCTGGCGTCCGTCGCTGTTTCCGAAGTTCACCCCGCGGTCCTGCTTCCACAAAGTCCGGCCAATCAAGCGGACGTGGGCCCTGTCGATCCGCGGCCCCTGGGCCAAGCGGTGGCAGGAATTCCGGCAAGACCGTCAGGAGTTGACGACGTTCGAGAGTGGTCGCAGGGTCGTCGATCGGAGGTCAGTGTGACCAAGTCCTTCCAACCTCTCCTGTCCGCGACCTGTCTCGTGGCGGACATCGCAAAACTGCGATACCCGCTCCTGGCCTCGCCGAAGCTGGACGGCATCCGCTGCGTCAAGCTGGACGGGAAGGCCCTGACGCGGAAGCTGAAGCCGATCCCGAACGCCTCGATCCGTGAGTGGGTCGAGACCAACCTCCCCGACGGGATCGACGGGGAGCTGATGCTCCGCGATCATCGCATCCCGCTGCAACAGGTGAATTCGGCCGTCATGTCTCGAACCGGGGAACCGGACTTCGTGTTCCATGCGTTCGACTGGATCAACGAGGATGGGGGTGAGCCCGGTGCCCGCCCTCCCGAGGCACCCTTCGAGGAACGCTTCGCAGACCTGAAGGCATGGGTCGGCCCCGGCGCCCACCACCTCGCCCTCGTCCCCCACGTCCAGGTCGAGGATCCGGAGGAACTCCAGGCCGTGATCGACTCCCACCTCGAACACGGCTACGAGGGCACCATGGTGCGCTCCCTGCACGGCCGCTACAAGTTCGGCCGCAGCACCCTGAAGGAAGGAATCCTCTGCAAGATCAAGCCCTGGTTCGATGAGGAGGCCACCGTGATCGGGGTCGTCGAGGCCATGGAGAACACCAACGTGGCCGAGGTCGACGCGCGCGGATACACGAAGCGGTCGAAGACGAAGGACGGCCGGAAGGGTCTCGGAATGATGGGGACCCTCGTCTGTCGGACCGACGACGGTGTCGAATTCGAAATCGGGACCGGCTGGACGGATCTGGAGCGGGAAGCCATCTGGGCGAACCGTGCGACGATCCTGGATCGGGTCGATCAGGTGAAGTTCAAGCACCTCGGCCGGATCGCCGAGTCGAACGTCCCGCGCGGCGCCGTGTTCCTCTGCTTCCGGGAGGACTGACGTGGGCAACCTTCTCACAATGCTCCGCAAGGTCTACGAGGAATGCTATGCTTGTGATTTCTGCGGGATTGTTGGTCACCCAGGATCAGATGGTCATACAGCGGACTGCGAGCTACGCAAGACCGTAGAGGCCCCGGGATTCCCCGAAGATATCAACGATCTCCGCGAGGAACTCTTCGCCGCATCTCGCCGCCTCGGGCGGTTGAAGCAGGAGTTTGCCCGCCGCCAGAGGGAGGCCCGGATCAAGATGAGTGAGGAGTTCGCGAAGGCGCTGCGCCACGCCATGAACAATCCTGATTTGAAGATCCAGAATGACAAGGGAGACCCGCGGTGATCCTCGGCCTCGCAGAAGGCGACGTAGTCTGGACGAACTACAGACACCAGAACGGCTCCCAATGGATCCGTGTGGTAGTCTTGTCGGCCGTGCATCCCCGCGCCCTCGAAGAACGTGTCGTCGTCCGCCCCCTCTTCGAAGGCGACGTCCCCGCCAAGGTGTTCTCGGTTCGCCGCGAGGATATCCAGGTCGAGGAACCCGCCTTCGACCAGCTCGATTCCACCTATGAAGGCGAAGGGGACTTTGAATTCGCATGACCTATCAAGCAAAACGAGCCGACACCGTCTACCTGAAGACGAACTGGAACGACAGTGATCGAGACATTGTGATCGAGTGCCATCGCCAGTGGATCGCCCGCAACGCCAAGGTGCAGCCTTGCATGAGTAACTCGCCCGATGGCCGCCACGCTGTTCCGAAAGGCGAGCGCATGCTAGTGCAGAAGGCCCTTGTAGAAGGCCACTGGGGCGGCTACCGTCTCTGTCTTGAGTGCTGCGACAAGTGGCTGGATGAAATATCATGAGAGTCTGCTCACCTGACACCGAGACGTTTCCCTTCGGCCCCGAACAGGTCGCCCCCAAGCTCGTCTGCACCACCTGGAAGTGGGTCGACGAGGAGGAAGCCTACATCCTCGGGAACGGCGACCTGGAGCTGGAGGCGCAGTGGGAGGCCCTGCTCCAGCCCGGGCATATCCTGACCGGCGTGAATATCCCCTACGACCTTCGCGTCGTGGCCAACGCCTTCCCGGCGCTGGAGCCGCTGATCTGGGCGAAGCTGGAGGCCGGCGAAGTGCAGTGCCTCATCATCCGCGAGAAGCTGCTGAACCTCTCCACTACGGGGAAGCTCTCGTTCGCCGAGTTGCCGGATGGCAACACGCTGCGCATCGGCTACTCGATGGAGGACATGGCCCTGAAGCACCTCGGGGTGGATCTGTCGGCCGAGAAGAACGACCCGGGCTCCCCGCGCAATTCGTTCGGAATGCTCGACGGCCAGCCGGCCGCCATGTATCCACCCCGGCACCGCGAGTATGCCCTGAACGACGTCCGCATCGGCTGCCGCCTCTACCTCGCTCAGGAGTCCGCCTGCGCAGCCCGGGGCGGCCGGATGACGACCCAGGAATTCAACACCGCTGCGGCCTTCGCCCTCTTCTGCATGACCGAGCACGGACTGCCTACTGATCCCGCGCAGTTCGACAAGATGGTCGAGATGGTGGCGGAGGCCCTGCACCCCGACAAGCAGCGCAATCTGATCGAGTCGGGCATCCTGCGCGAGGCCGTCGCGCCGAAGCCGAAGAAGGATGGCACCTTCACGAAGGGCAAGGAGGCGTCGATCAATATGATGGCGCTCCGCGCGAACGTGGAGCGTGCCTGCCGGCTCGCGCGCATCCCGGTGAAGAAGACGGCGACCGGCGAGGTCTGCTGCGACGCCGAGGTGATCGACTCGGTCGCCGACTACGACGAAGCGCTCTCGGAGTATCAGGACCGGCAGGCCGTCGGTCAGATCAAGAAGACCGAAATCCCCCGCATGAAGTGGGACTACGAGGACGGCCGCGGGCCGCGCCTCGCGAACGTCGTCCACTTCCCCTACAACGCGCTCGTCGAGACCACGCGCACGTCCTCGATGGCCACCGACGGCTACCCGTCGTCAAACGGCCAGAACGTCGACCCGCGGGCGAAGCCAGTCTACCGCGCCCGCGAGGGGAAGGTTCTCTGCGGCGCCGACTTCTCCACCCTCGAACTCGTCACGCTCGGCCAGACATGCTTCACCCTCTTCGGGAAATCGACGCATCGCGATGTGATCCTCGCCGGCCGCGACAACCACCTCTACCTCGCCGGACCGCTGGCCCGCCGTCTCGACCCCGGACTGCGCGTGGTTCTCTCTGGTCTGTCGAACGAGGCGATGCACGACACGCTCGCCCCGCTGAAGAAGTCCGACAAGCCCGAGGACAAGAAACTCTACAAGCACTGGCGCGGTCTCGCAAAGCCGACCGGCCTCGGCAACCCCGGCGGCCTCGGGCCGGTGAAGTTCATCTCGCTCGCGAAGAAGAAGCCCTACTGGGTCGACGTAAAGGCGATGGCCCTCCAGCTCCCGCCGGAGTTCTTCGCCGAAATCTTCGACGGTCCGCTGAACGGCTCGCTCCTCTACCACCACAAGAAGCTGACCGGGTTGGAGGACGACGCCTTCTCGTGGTCGCCGACACTCAAGGCGATCGGGCTCGCGCTCGAACTCCGCCGGGTCTGGTTCGAGATTTACCCGGAGATGCGGACCTACTTCGACTACATCACGAAAGCCCTGGTCGACGAGCACAACATCGCCCGCGACGGCGAGGGCAAGGCGATCCAGCTCTATGCCTATGAGACGCCGCTCGGGGCGCTCCGGCGCGGCTGCACGTTCCCGTCAGTCTCGAACGGCCTGGGCCTCCAGTCGCCGGCCGCCGAGGGCGCGAAGGCCGCGGTGTTCATGATAAATCGGGAGTGCCGCGACGTCACCCGCGACTCTGTCCTGTTCGGCTGCCGGCCGGTCCTGTTCGTCCACGATGAGATCATCGTCGAGATCCCCGAGGACGGCCTGATGCACGAGCGCGCCCAGCGGATCGCCGAGCTGATGGTGGAGGGCATGCGCCTGATCTGCCCGGACGTTCCGATCAAGGCCGAGCCGGTGCTGATGCGCTCATGGCACAAGGATGCCGAGCCGCGCTTCGAGAACGGTCGCCTCACGATCTGGACACCGGCTGTAGCGTAGGCTACACTTCCCGTGGCCGTCAGTGGACCGGCAGAAACGCCGTAACTGAGCTGCTGCGACGGAGACTGCTGACGGCCCCTTTAGCTTTTACCTCCCGCTGGGCTAACCCTGAGCGCAGAACGACTCCCTCACGAGGGCATCGACACGCGCGATGGGCCAGCGGCTTGGTCTTCGGATGGTGAGGGACAGCGGCTCGCCCGGTGCATGGGCGGACGAGACGCGGAGCCGGCTACGAGGGAAACGCTCGTAGCCGGCTCTTTTTCGTGGTAGGATTGTCAAGTATGCAACCACGATTCCAGAGATCCTCTCCCGCCGCTGGCCTGCTGATCGCTTTCGTCTGCATCGCATTGATGTTTGCGGCACCCTTGTGCCACCAGCAGGACCCAACCCCGCCGAAGCCCGCGCCGCCTCCGACCTCGATCGAGCAGGCCCTGAAGGCGGCGCGCGTGATGGACGGCGAGCGAGGACTCGGCTCGTGCTCCCCGGTCGCCGTGGTCGGCACTCGCATCGCGTGGTTGACGTGCCAGCATGTCGTCGCGGACGAAGTGCCCTCAGTGGTCAAGCTGCGCAACGGAGACACGCTGCCGATCCTCGGGGTCACGTCCCATCCGGACGCGGACATCGCGCTGCTCTGGACCACGTCGAACCCGGCGCTGCCGATCGTCCCGCTGGAGATCGGGGATCACGCGGTCGCCGGAGTCGATATCCTATCGGCCGGATTCCCGAGACGCATCTCGTGCCTCTGGATGTCCCGCGGGGTGATCGGCGACAAGGACGAGGACGGGAACCTCTGGACCTCGGCGCCGCTCTACTTCGGCTGCTCGGGCGGTCCGATCCTCGCCGACGGCAAGATCGTTGGGCTCTGCAAGGGGCTCTACCGTGACCACCGGACGGGCGACCTGATCGAGACCATGTCGATCATCGTTCCGGTCGAATCATTCCGGGACTGGCTTCGCGAAAATATCGGGCGCTGATCGCGTTCGTGGGGTAGTCTGCCCTGTGCGGAAGTCCGCGGCGCCTCGTTGCGCCCACTCGAAACGCCGAGCGGAAAGCCGGGCCGCACACTTCACCCTCATCCCTCATGAAAATCATCCTCATCAACGGCCCGGCGCGTTCCGGGAAAGACAGTCTCGCTCAGGCGTTCACGAAGTTCACCAACGAACTCGGCATGAAGGCCGAGGTCGTCAAGTTCGCCGGGCCTCTCAAGGAGATGGTCCATCGTGCGTTCGGCCTGCCCGAGCGCCACGACTCCCAGGAGGCGGTCAAGGACCAGCGGCTCCCGCAGTTGTTCGGCGAGACGCCGCGCAACCTCTACATCGGCTTCAGCGAATTGCTGATGAAGCCCATCTTCGGCGACGCCGTCTTCGGCCAGATGCTCGTCAACGAGATCGTCGTGCTCGAAGAGGTAGCGAAGTCCGACGGGGAGCCGGGCGCCGATTTCTACCTCGTGTCCGACTCCGGGTTCGCGCCCGAGGCCAAGGCCGTCGTCGATCACTTCGGTGCCGACAACGTCCTGCTCGTCCGTCTCAAGCGCGACGGCTACGATTTCACCGGGGACTCCCGCGGCTATATCGAGCTGCCGGGCGTCCGGACCTTGGGCATGAATCTCGGGGACAATCTCGTTGCTCTCGATGCTTGTGTCGCGGCTCTGTTCGGCGCCGCCCAGGCGGTGCAGTCATGAGCACTTTCAACATCTATGTCAACGGCGACTTCGCCGGGGGCAATGACAACAAGAGCGTCAAGCTGTTGACAGGCACCGAGGTAGTGCATAACGAAGCCCTACCTATCGGAACGATCGTCCTCTACGATCGTTCTCTGTTCATGGCCGTCGAAGCAAAGCCCAAGAACAGAGAGCTGCGTTTGACACATGATCTGGGCTCCTACTACCTCGCTGGTCCGATGCGCGGGATCAAGTTCCGCAACTACCCGATGTTCCTCTTCGCCACCGCGTTCCTGCGCGGCAAGGGATTCAAGATCATTTCGCCGGCCGAGAATGACTTCTCGCGCGGCATCGACCCGCTGAAGCCCGGCGACACGAAGATCAACATGCCGTTCGATCAGGCCGGGCTGGCCTACGATTTCCAAGAGGTCTGCAAGGCCGATGGGATCATCCTGCTCGACGGGTGGGAGAATTCCGAGGGAGCGAAGGCGGAAGCCTACGTCGCCATGATGACAGGCAAGCATATCCTTCGGTTGAACTCCGACATGGAACTTACATATCTGCGTGGCTGGACGTCGAGCTTGACCTGGGCGCCACCCACGCCGGTCAAGTCGCCTGCGGTCGTCGAGGCCGATCTGTCATGATCTACCTCGGCCTCGATCCGGGCACGAAGGACAACATGGTCCTGGCGGCCCTGCTGCCCGACGACCTCCGTGTCGCGACCATCGATTGCGGCAAGGACGGCGACGCCCGCAGCCGGACCATCGTCGCCGCGCCGGCCGCGCGGGGTGCCATCAAGGCCCTCACCCTCCCCGAGGACGCTGCGCTGCTCGTCGTCGAGTGGCAACGGCCGCTGCCGGGTGACAAGCGGCCGAAGAACATCTCGGACCTGTCGGCGTTCGCCGGGCTCGCGATGGGCGCCATCCAGGGGTGCTTCTCGAACCTGACCGTCTTCACCCCCACCCCCGATGAGTGGAAGGGTCAGGTGCCGAAGCACATCAAGCACAACCGGATCGTGGCGCTCGCGGGCCTCGACCGCGTCCGCTTCGCGCTGGAGCGCGCCGGCATCCCAGTCCCCGCGAGTCTCGGGCGCTTCGCGAGGGAGTTCTCGGGCAAGGCATCGAACGCCATCGACGCGATCGGACTGGCGCTCTGGGGGAAACAACAGGATAGTAGCTTGTCCCGCTACATCCGGCAGTGTAAACTTCCAGTCCACGACCGGAGCCGTTCATCCAAGGTAGGACCCTAGCCGATCGGCTAGGGAATGCGGGTCACACAAGTCCCGCACGGTGGCCGGTCACCTTCTCTTTCTCCAGGATATCATGGCTCTCCTTCGTCAGTTCGCTTCCACCGTCGGTGATGGCACCGGCACCGTGACCGGCGCGTCCGACTCCAGCTCGGTCGCAGTCAAGCTCAAGGTCTCCCCCGCGGCCGGGCAGACCTACAAGATCGATCGGATCATCGTCCTCGTCGAAGACAATGCCGCCCTGAAATACGACACCTTCGGCACGGCGGCGCTGACGAACGGTATCCGCATCCAGGTTCTGGATGATGACGATGTCTCGCTGCTGAACATCGACGCGGGCGCCCCCATCAAGAGGCTCGGTGATCTGGCCGGGCTGGGCGGGGAACAGATCGTCGACTCGACGCAGGCCGCAGCGGGCACCAACAAGTTCGCGGTGTTCATCCTGCGATTCCCGGATGGGATCACCCTGAACGGTGACACGCCGTCCCGGCTCGAAGTGAAGTTCAACGATGACCTCTCGAACCTCGTGCTCGTGAAGGTTCTCGCGCTCGGCACGAAGCGCGGCCAGCTCACGGCCTGATCCAATGCCCCTCCTCGACTGGGACCGCGCCTTCCAGGTTGCCTGCACCTGCTGCAAGGCCGATGCGGATGTCCCCGAGGTCGAGGCGGTCATCGTCCTGCTGCTGAGTCTCGTGCGGGACGCCTATGTGGCGGCCCTGCTGGCCGCCCTGGTCGGGTCTCCCTTCCCGCCCCTGTCCGCGGAGGCCCTCCAGACCGTGGAGCGCGCGGCCAGCAGCCTCGCGACAGCCGCCTCCGAGCTGAACGGGCTTCCACTGCCGGCGGACATCTCTGCTCAGGCGAACCTAGCCGCCCGGCAGCTCCAGCTCCAGCTCCAGGATCTGGTCACCAAGACCGCTGCCGAGGCCGTGCCGGCCCTCTCGACGCCCGGCTCCCTGGCGTCACCCGAGGCGCTCCGGCGCGAGCTGGAGGCGGCCTTGGATGCCGAGCAGGCCCTCAGACCGCTAGTCGATGGGTGGGCCTATCAGACCTTCAACGCCGCCTCGATCCGGGCTGCTGCGGCCGACGGCCACAACTTCATCCAGCTCCAGGCGAAGATCGATGAGAACACGACGATGTTCTGCCGGCTGGTCGACGGCCGGGTCGTGCCGATGGCGGTCGCCCTGGGTCAGCTTGCGGCGATCGAGGCAGCCACACTCTCGGGGGATGTCGAGGCCCTGCGCCTCGCCGCGCCCTTCATCGATCGGCCGGACCGGGCCACCCAGGCGGACGTGGATGCAGCCATCGCTCGGGGCGGGCTTGCGCCGTTCCACCACGGGTGCCGGACGCGCAACGTGCCGGTCCGCCTGTCGGTCCAGCCCTAGCCGCTGACCCCGATCTCGCCCTCACCTTGGATGGTGAGAGAGGTGGCCGCAGATGCTCCGCCGACCAGGAAGTCGGCCGCGTCGATGCGCAGCGAACCATACCAGTCGAAGGCGCTGTTCGCTGCCACACTCATCGCAGTGCCGATGACTTCCGTGCCCGCCGCATTCGCGCCGGTCGCGCCCAGATAAAGCGAGAACGTCACCGCCCCGCCCGTCTTGTTGACGATCCTGATGTGCTTCAGGATGATGTAGGGCTGCGTCATCGTGAAGCCGACGGGGCCGGCCACCGAGGTGACATTGGGGTTGAGGATGTTCGTGGTGAGCGTGTTGCTCAGAGCCACAGGACCAAAACGAAACGCTTTGTTTTGCATAACTAACCTAGTTCGCGTGCTTCCCAATCCAGCCGAAGACACCTGAGTTGTCGGCGACGATCGAGAGGTTGCCCTCACGGATGAGGGCGATGCTGCCCGAGGCACCAGCCGCCAGGGTCACAGAGAAAATGTTGCTGCCGGCCGTGACCGTCACAGTCCGCTGCGCAACAGCGGAGTTGTAGAAGTTCGCGACGAGACTTTCGTTGCCGGTCGTAGTCCTCGTGAGAGGATTCCCGACGGTGATGGCGACGACAGAGGAGACCGAAAGGAATTGGATCATACGATGAGTGCCACCCAGGGGGCCAGGACGGTCGCGCCGTCGATAGTGTAAACGGTTCCGGTTCCGATGGTCGTGCTTGGGCGCACCACGGCCGCTGCCTGGGTGCCCACCTGAATGTCGTCCGCCATCGTCGTGGCCCGCACTGCGGTGACGGTGCCGGATGTAGCACAGCCGATCAAGGCCCAGAGATCGTCACCCTCGTTGATGGACTGCCCGGAGCTGACGTTGATCGTGTGGGTCTTCTGGCCGAGGGAGTTGTGCGACGCGGAGACGTCGAGGAAGCCAACCGGGGTGATGGTCGGGTTGCCGCCGACGACGATCGCGCCTTTGCCGATCGCGACCTCCGCCCAAGTGATTGTGGCCGTGATCGCCTGCGTCACTCGCAGGCGCATCTGGACGCTGGTCAAGGCCCGCGGTGCCTTGCCCATGTAGACCGCCATCGTGTTCGTCGTGGTGATCGTCCGGGTGCCGGTCAGGGCTGCCGTGCCAAAGCCGGGCTGCGTCATCACGGCCGAGGAGTTGGCCGACGTCGTGGGGGAACTCTTCAGGATCCCCGCGGAGTTGTAGATCGCCCACCCAAGTTCCGGCGACCACGTCAGGGTCTCGCCGGTCTGGAGGGTGGTCTTGTAGAGGATGTATTCGGTGCCGTTCAGGTCTGCCTTCACCGTCACCGTGGCGGCAGCCGTGTCGTTGTTGTAGACGCTGATGAAGTCGATCACCCGCTGGGTGCTACTGCCCGGCGACCCAACCACATTGACGTCGGTCGTGTTGTTGGTATTGATCCCCGTGCGGCCCGGAGTGTAGGCCGTCGTGGTGATGTCGCGCCAGACGCTGAAGCACTGGAGCTGGTTCGTGGCGACGTTGCCGGCGAGCACGACCTGAATGTTGTCAGTAGTGGCAGTGAGAGCTAGCATCCGCAACACCTCGCGAGGACTTGGGCCTGGGACATGGCACCGAGCGTGGCGAGCTGCGCCGCCGCGTCGGCATCATCAAGGATAGCACGTCCCGCAGCGGTGCAGTCGAGTTGTGAGACGGCTCCTCCGGCCACTGAGCCGAGGATCTTGTTGGCACTGATCGTCTGGATCATCCCGAGCGTGACCTCCCCCGAGGTGATTAGGTCGACGACCTTCGTCCAGACCCCACCGCCCGGCAGCACATAATTCTGCTGGCCGGCGGGTGCGGGAGGCACGACACCCGCGACGCCATTGTCGAACAGCGAGGCACCGACATAGGGGACCCCGAACACCTGAAGAAGATACAGGTCAGGATTGTCGGTGTTGAGATCCCATCGGGTGTTGCCGTAGGTCTCATCAACCGGCGCGGCAGCAGTGTGAGTGTCGCTGTGTTCGAGGGAGACCGCGACGGGGACGGAAGTTCCTCCACCCGCCGAGTCGATGAAGATTTGTGGGCCGTCCGCGCCATCCGCTCCGGCCGGCCCGGTCGCACCCGTTGCACCAGTCGCTCCAGTCTGGCCCCTGGGGCCTAGCTCCCCAGTCTCTCCCGGTTCCCCCTGGGGGCCTTGCGGCCCGGTCGCGCCGGTCGCGCCTGTGGCTCCAGTCGGACCAATCTCGCCCTGCGGACCTTGTTCTCCGGGTTCACCCTGGGGGCCTTGCGGTCCGGTGGCCCCAGTCGCTCCCGGATCGCCCTGCGGGCCGGTGGCTCCCGTCGCACCCGTGGCGCCCGGCGCCCCTGGCGCTCCAGTGGCTCCCGTCGCACCCGTTGCACCTGTGGCGCCCGTCGGGCCCGGATCACCTTGCGGACCCTGGGGTCCGGTCGCGCCCGTTGCACCAGTAGCTCCCGTCGCACCAGTGGCTCCCGGGTCGCCTTGTGGTCCCTGCGGCCCTGTGGCGCCAGTTGCTCCGGTCGCACCCGTGGCCCCCGTCGCGCCAGTCGCTCCGGGATCGCCTTGCGGCCCCTGCGGTCCTGGGTCACCCTGCGGGCCGGTCGCTCCGGTCGCGCCAGTGGGTCCGGGATCACCCTGCGGTCCCTGGGGTCCGGTTGCCCCCGGTCGCCCGGCCCCACCTCCTCCCCCGCCGAACCCGAGCTTTTCCAGCTCCTTGATCTTCTCGATCAGTTGGCGGAGAGTCTCCTGGACTGGCAAATCCTTGTTCTGAGGATTTGCCAGTGCCTTATACAAGGCGGCCAGGATAGCATGGGTGTCCTGCACGATCGATCAGTCGACGTAGACGAGGATGATGCTGCCAGCGTAGAGGCTGTAGTCACCACCCGCGCCGGACGTCATGACGACGTTCGTGCCATCGATCGCGACCTGGATCGAATGGGCGATCGTGTCCGACAGCATGCCGCCCTGCGAGAAGCAGAGGTGGTTCGTGCCGTTGGTGAGCTGGATCGTGCAGCTCACGATCTTCGTCGGGGTCGTGATGCCGTGCGCGGTGTTGACCGTGCTGGCATTCGGACCCGCGGCCACCGTGATGACCTTGCGCAGGAGCGGCGCCGTGAGGAAGGTAGACTCGCTCAGCGTCTGCGGACCGGCGACGAACTTCTGGTTCAGCTCGACGGCGTCGACCGCGGCCTGGGCCGTGTCGGCATCCGCCTGCGCGGCGATGACATCCGCCTCGGCGGCAGTCGTCCGGTCCAACAGGCCGGTCACTGCGGTCTCGACCTCATCCTGGAGGTCGGAGACGTCGGACTGCAAGGAAGCGATGTCCGGGGGAAGCTCCGTGTCGATGTGGCTGCGGAGCTTGTAATCAGGGGAGAAAGGGCCAATGGCCATGTTGTGGTGTCCTAGCTAGGGGTTGAAGAAAACTTGCTTGCAAGCACTACCAGTATATCACGAGGGGTCGAAGACCTCCAGGTAGATCCTGGCCACATCCATCTGCGCGGCCACGCCGCCTGCCGACGCCCCGTTGCTCATCCATACGATGGGGGTCATGAAGTCCGTGGTGGGTGGCAGGTTGCTGCTGATGCTTCCCGAGGCCGTGTTGCCGGTCCCCAGGTTCACGACGTAGTAGTCGAAGACGGTGCCGCCCGGCCGCAGGAAGAGGAAGACGTCGTAGGCCGTGGTGGTATCACGCGACGGGAAGTTGGCGCCCAGATCCGCGTCCGACGCGCCACCCGAGGAGTCGTTGTTGTAGATGTGCAGCGTCGTCGCAGCCGCGTCGCAGCCAATCCCGAAGCCACGCAGCAGGGTGCTCGGGACGTCGGTGCCGACCGGGGGCTGGACGGCCGTCATCCCGAAGAACATCTTCAGGTTCGTCGGCGTCGCGTTCACCGCGAAGCGGATGCTACAGAACATTCCGCTGGCGCACAACGCGAACAGGTTGGTGCCGTAGTAAGCCACCTGGGCGCTATCGGTGGTGGCACCCGTGACCCGGTGGACGCCCGGGATCTTGGTATGGACGTTCGTTGTGGCTCGCGCCGGCTGCGACGTCGAGGCGCCTGCGCCCGCGAATACCCCACCGCCTCGCCACTGCGCGTTGACCGTGGAGGCCGCATCGGCACGCGCCCATTGTGTGAACTCGAAGATGTGCCGCTTCGCGAAGCTGGTCTGCACGAAGTTCAGGGTGCCGTCCTCGTTGAGCCACGCCGGCATCGCCGACGCCATCTTGTCCGACGCGAACAGCGTGACCTTGTTCGCGGCCGGGGTCGCAGGGTTGGTGCTCTGCTCCGACAGGAGCTGGCTGTCCCCGGGGGTGAGCTGGTTGGTGGCCTTGTCGTAGGCCAGCGCGGCCTCGGAGCCGAGGACTGCGCCGCCGTCGTTGTATTGGACTTGCTTGTCCGAGCCAGATGCCGCGAGTGGGATGTAGGTCACAGGATGTTCCAGTTGGAGCCGTCGCAGTAGAGAGTCAAGTTCGACAAGGCGACCGTGAGGACGTAGGTCAGTGACCCGTCGATCGTCTCGGAGGCGTTCCCGTCGATCGTGATGTTGCCGCTCGACGTGCGCTTGATGTTCATGATGCGGCCCGCGCCATAGGTCGCAGCGGCCGGCAGGGTCAGCGTGTAGGTCGTGCCGCTGGCGATCACCACGTCGGTGAAGTCGCCGATCGTCCCGACGCCGGAGAGACTCTCCTGGGTCAGGGCCGGGGGCCGGGCGTTGATCGCCGCGACGGCGGACCAGTTCGAGCCGTCGCTGACGAGCTTCACCCCTTCGAGAGTCTGGCGCAGGACGTAGGTCAGGGAGCCGTCGATCGTCTCGGTGGAGTTCCCGTCGATCGTGATGTTCCCGCTCGACGTCCGCTTGACGTAAAGCTGGTAGCCCGCGCCGACCGTGGCCGCAGCCGGGAGCGTGACGGTGTAGGTGGTGCCAGAGCAGATCGCGAGGCCGGTGCCGTTCGTGATCGACGCCACCCCTGAGATGCTCTCGATGACGATGAGGCTGCTGCTGCTCGACCCGCCGAAGGTGAACCAGTTCGAGCCGTCACAAACCAGGACCGCGGAGGCCAGGGTGGTCGACAGCGACAGGGTCAGGGATCCGTCGATCGTCTCGGAGGCGTTCCCGTCGATCGTGATGGTGCCCGACGAATTCCTCTTGATATAGAGGACCCGGCCGGCATTCCCGGATGCAGCAGGCAGTGTGACGGTGTAGGTGGTGCCGTTGCAGACGATGACGTCGTCGTAGTCCTGGACCGTGGCGAGCGCGGAGATGGCACGCTCATAGAGCGGCTGCGTCCCGCGGACGATTTGCCACACCGTCCCGGTCGAACGGTAGAGGGTCTTCCCGCGGACGGAATGGTTCACCCACGCGATGCAGTCGGCGTAGCTGGCCGCTGCGTATTCCGTGAGGAGCGTCGCCTCGGTCAGCGTCGTCGACTCGTCGTCCTCCTGGATGCAGATGGGCAACGGCCGATTGAAGAGAACCTTGAAATTGTCGTTGACGGTAGCATCCCAGGCTTGCTGGCCGTTGACGAGTGCAGTGCGGGTGGGGCGGCTCATACTTTCGTGAAGGTCTGGGTGTTGGTGTCCGAGGAGAAACCTCCGCGGAGCTGGGTGATGCGGAACTTCAGGGACGCCGGGTCAGCACCGAAGTCGGTGACCCGCTGGGCGTTGGTGTAAGTATACGTCGCCGTCGCTTGGTTGAACTGGCGAATCACGGTGTTGCTGGCGTTCAGGATCTCGACCAGGAAGTCCCCCTCGGGTGCAGCATCCGAGGAGGCCGAACCCGCGCCCTGGAAGCCCGCGCCCGAGCCGACCGTCCTTGGCGTGAAGTAGTCCCACCGGACCACGAAGTCCGCGCCGGCCGTCCAGGTCGTCAGGTTGACGTCGATCCGGATGTTGGCGGGAGTGATCGGACGGATGCCCTTCCCATAGAGCGCCAGGGCCACGCTGCCGGCCTCGGTGAGCGGGAGCTGACCGCCAGTGCCGAACGGCTGGGACTTAGCGAAGATGGCCACCTGGGGCTCCAGGAGAACGTCCTGGATGATGAGACCGTCGTCGTTCTGGAGGATGAAGACGTAGGCCCCGGCGCCGAAGGTTTGCTGCGGCGTGTCGTAGCGGGCGCGGATGATCCCATCAAGTGAGTAGACTCCGCCGCCGACGGCCGTCACCTTCTTCAGGAGACAGATTTCGTAGGATGCCGAGTCCGGGTCGACGAGGATGGCGAGCTGACGGCCGTTGCTCCAGGACGTCAGGTCCGCCGACAGGTCGAGGACGTCGTCGATGTCCGGTCCAACGGCGGTGAAGTTGTAGCTGCCGACGGGGGCCTGGAAGTCCAGGGCCGTCATGGGGTCGATGAGGATACCGCCGGCCATCAACGATAGGTCCCGGCCGATCATCGTGAACGTCGTGTCGTCGCGCGAGATGTGGAGGTCCGTGCCCTGGACACTCTCGTCGTCGCGCAGGCGCGGGATGAGCAGCGTGATGTCCTGCTGGCCGTTGAGGAGATACTCCGGCACCTCGATGATGGCGACTTGCGGGTCCGGGTCGGTCGGGTCGGCCGTCGGTTCCGGGATCCCAGGATTCTGCTGGAATTCTGTGAGCGGCGCCCCGTAGTAGTCCGTGACGACCTGGAGCTTCACCTGTCCCGAGAGTGGGTCACCCTCGACCGTCAGCAGCCGCAGCCGCTCGTCGATCCCATCCGCATAGATCGCGGAGCCGGGGACGAGCTGCCGGGTCGATCGGTTCGCGGGGAACACGATCTGGGCGCCGCCGGCCAGGGCCTCCTGCTGCCGGCGCTCGGCCATGACGCCCGCCGACTGGTGGTTGCAGGTAGAGATGATCTGGTTGATCTCCGTGCGCTGCACGCCGGTCTGCGTCGATTCGCCGTCATTGTCCGCCCCGATCGTCGTGTCTTCGTATTGATGAACGCGGTCCTTGAAACTGTAGGCCACGTTCGTGATCCGAAGGTCCGCGTGCTGGACAGAGATTTCGGGCAGTTCGGTCTGAAGATCGTAGGAGACAACCGGCAGAGTTCCGACCGGCTCGCGGACCGGCACGAACGTCAGCAGGCCCGTCGTGTAGTCCACCGTGAGGAACACGCCCAGGTCGATCAGGATGCCGCCGACCAACTCCTGGTAGGTAGTGCCGTCCTGGCCGATCACGGAGCCGCGCACGCCTTCGGTGACGCACAGTTCTCCCAGGGCCTCCAGCGAGTCCATATCGTAGAGATCCTGGTCCTGGTTCATACCATAGCCGTCGTCCGCGAACAGCAACTCGGCGAGGATGTGGGCGTGGTTGTAGCCGTCGTCCGGCGCCTCGGTGTAGCCCTGGAGCTGTCCGTCGTTCGTATTGCCGACCACGGCCACGTCCAGATAGAACTGGGTGTAGTAGTCGTAGCGGTAGACATCCCGGCCGCCGTAGGTGAATAGGAAAACAGGATCGACCCGCAGCTCGGTGCGGATAAGCGTCACGTCCTGATCGACCATCCCGGTGTGGCTGGTCAGGCGCAAAATCTGGGACGGAAAGAACTGCGACGTGATGTTCCCGGCGAACTCGAAGTAGCCGACATCCGCCGCTCCGGGCACCACGTCGAAGACCGCCGGGGTGATATTCCCGTCGAGGGTCCGCGTCGGCTGCATGTAGGCCGGCGTGTTCGTCAGGATCGTCGTCTGCGGCGCGCACTCCAGCTCATACTCGATGGTCGGCCAGATGGCCGACGTGCCGAGCCGCTTGTTCGTCCACTCAACGTAGCAGAAGCCGGGCCACCGGCTGGAGATACCAATGCGGTCCGCGTCCCCGAGGAACGTATTGATAGGCTGGTCGAATTCGCCCCAGAAGATCCGGAAGCTGCCCTCGGGTCCGAGATCGATCGTCGAGCCGCTCGGGTGCGAGTCGGACGTGATCGGGCCGGTGAAGAGATCCTCACCGTTCTGCGTGATCTTGTGCAGCTTGCTGGCCGGGCCCATGCACAGAATGTGCCAGCCGTGCTCAACGTAGACGGTGGCCTTCGGGCCGGCGAACAACGAACCCTTGCCGCCATCCACCTTCTCTTTCTTCGTGTAGCGGCCACCCGCCCAGGCGAAGATGCAGCCGATTTTTCGGCGACCGATCAGGCGCGGGACGTAGGCACCTCGCGAGGCAATCGTCGTGACGCGGTCGTCGAACTTCGGTTTGACTTTCGCGGCCAGCAGTTTGCCGGCGATATAGCTCAGCGCGATCGACAGCACGAGCAGCCCGATCTGCACCCAGGCCAGGGCGGGACCGTGGGGCGCCTCGGGGCGACGGAACCAGTAGTCCAGCAGGCACGTCGCGGCAAAGCCAAAGGCCAGCTCGGGAGCCCGGAGAGGTTGGTTCTTCATGCCCATTGGTCTCGATCCACCATACGGTAGACCCGGAAAAGTGTAGCAGAGGCGGGCAGGTAAAGCCCGGTGAAGTGGACCTTACTTGCCGACGCTTGCCAGACCGTGTTGCGCGAGTGTCCCACGAGCATCATGTGACCGGGGCCGCCCTCGGTCGGGCCCACGACCAGGATGTCGCCGGGCTCCACCATGCCATTGGTGACGGCGACGTGGTCGGGGTAGCGGCGCATGATCTCGCGCATCACCGAGAAGGCGCCCTCGCGGTCGTGCATCGAGGCGTCTGCGGCGCGGGGCGGGAGGTCCGTCTCCGGTCGGCGATACAGCTCGTCGAGGACGGCGCAGCCGAAGCGGATGCAGTCCACGCCACCCTTCGGGCCCTTGCACTGCTGGCCGGCGCTGTAGGGTGTGTCTTCCCACGACCGGAGGATGCCCCCCAGCCGGGCGACCCACGGGGCGGCGACGCGGCGCCACTGGAGTGGCAAGGGGACTAGACGAACTCCGCTCATGAACTCTCGAAGATCGGGAGGTAGCCGGGCATGGCATAGCCAATTCCGTTGAAGCGGTCTTCCTTGTTGTAGCGACTGCGGCACGTCTCGATGGACTTGTCGCACCCGGAAGAAATCAGCACCGTGACATTGAGCCACGATGCCGGCGGTTGGCGGACGAGCACGAACGTCAGCGGGTCCAAGTCGTTCCAATCCCTAATCATGATCCGCAGGCCGGCGAACGTGAAGTAGCCGCGGTGGAAATACTTCGGGTCCGGGTTGGTGTGCCCGGTGACGTTCACAGTGACGGTGCGCCCGTCGATCGAGGTGAGAGTGGCGAAGAACGAGTTCTGCCCGAGGCTCATGTCCACGTTGCAGCGTCCGCCTCCGAGTGCATTGCCGCACTGGATATTCGCGGGCAGCCCCATCGCAGTGTTCATCAAGCACTTCGGGGTCTTGCCCGTCAGGCGGACGTTGCCCTTGCGGCCGTTCACGTTGCGGGTCCCGAGGACGATGGTGCCCTGGAATGTGGTGTAACTGTTGGAGACCACGGCGGGGTCTGTTGGACGGACGATCTCCGCCACCGTCACTTCCACTTTGGCATGCGGGAGCCCGTTCGACATATCGGTGAGGAATCCCGCTTCCAGCGACATATCGATGGTCAGCGAATCGTCCCCGAGGTCGCCCGAGTTTTTCGGGATGTTGACCTCCATCGTCGGGCGTGGGAGATAGGTGACTCCGCCCAGCACGACCTCGGACGTCCAGTCCGTGTAGGCCGCCGACTCCGTGGCGTCGTTCCAGGTGAAGAGGACAAGCTGATAGGTGAGCTTCTCGTTCTGTTCGACAGCTTGGTTCGTCACGTCGTCTCCTCACCCTCGGCGAGGGCCTCGATAGTCCCGAATTGGAAGCGGCAGACCTCCAGCGTTTGCCAGTCCTCTGTGAATTCGTCATCCACGAGGCGGGACACTCGCGTGCGGGCGATGCGGCGGATCTGCGTCAGGTCGAGCGCGGGCCAGTCGTCGCCGGTCGTCGTGACACGCCAGACGGTCGTCAGGTCCTGGATCGTGTTGACGCGGCGGGCGTGGATCGTCCCGTCCATCATCTCGATCCCGAGCACGTCCAGGTCCGCCTCGAAGTCCGAGAATTCGCCCAGCGGATCAATCTCGACGAATGTCGGGTCGAGGGCGATCGGGGACCAGAGATCCTCTTCGTCCATGGCCCAGAAGACCCGGCCGCGACCGCGCGCCCAGTCCAGGAATTGCACGACTGCCCAGGCCGTCTCGCGGGTGTGTGCGAGCAGGTTCCACTCGGTCACCTGCTTGTAGCGGTATTCGTTCGGATTGACGACCGTCCCGCGACCGCGATCGAAGGAATCGCCGTCGCGCAAGTAACCGATCGGCACTCCCTGCTGGAAGTCGTTGCCGCCCGGCAGCACCATGATCGGGATACCCTCCAAGCTGGCCATATTGAGCGGTGCTCCATAGCGCGTGGCCGGCAGGGTGTTGGCTCCGAGGATTTCCTTGACAATCAACTCCCACCGCACGATCTGGTGCGTCTCGAAGGTCACCTTCGGACGCAGCACGATCTCGCAGTCGATCAGCGGGTAGACCGAGAAGTTCCCGGCCGTGAAGTTGAGGGCGAGGTTACCCTCCAGGACGAGATGGTCGTCGTGGATCTCTTCGATGATCCCCGTATCCAACTGATCCATCGGCACGAAATTACCGGGGAGGTGCGGGACGATCAGCACCCGGCCGCCCAGGAAAAATCGGCGGAGCGTCGTGTCGCACGGGACAGAAGTTTGCCCGCTGGCTGCATCGGCGGTCCCGATCGACTCGTCACAGTAGAGCGGGAACGGCACGCGGGTGTTCGTCAACTTCTTCGCATTGACGATGAGCCGGTCGATGATGGCCCTGGTCGTGTTGAGGTAGCGGGCCTGCATCGTGCGGCTGGGCTTGTCGCGCAGGCTGCGCCGCTCCTCCGCTCCGGTCACTGGGCTGAAGGTGATATCAGTCAGGTAGGCATTCGACAGCGAGAGGCCGGTCTCCCACGAGTGGATGAACACCTCGTAGTTCGCCGGCAGCGCGAGCGGACTCGGGGACGCGGGCGGGCGCGGGTAGAGGACTTCGATCCCCTGTCGGACCAGACGGACCGCTCCGGTGCCGTCATCGGGGTCGACGAGGGCCTCGGCCTCCGCGCGGAAAATGCCTACAAAGGGAGGCGGCGAGTAGACAACTTCGATCCCCTGGCGCGTGAGCAGGGTCGCACCCGTCCCGTCATCGGGATCCACGAGGGCCTCCGCCTCGAAGCGAGGCAGCAGGACCGTCGGTGGTGGAGTGTAGAGGACTTCGATCCCCTGGCGAGTGAGGCGTGCCGCACCCGACCCATCGTCCGGGTCGACGAGGGCCTCCGCCTCGACGCGCGGCACGGAGACCACGGCACCGGGTTGGAGGAGGGCCTCGATGCCCTGTCGAGTGAGACGGGAATCGGACACGGGTTAGACCTCCGTGACGTCCAGAATTCCGAGTTGGCCGCCGTCCAGGGCGGTCTTCGTCCAGGCCGCTGCGGCGACCGGATCCTCGTCGAACGGGACGATGAACATGCGGAGCGTCTTCGAGTCGACATCGAATTGCGCCGAATCGGCGGTCGAGCCTCCACTGGTGCGGAAGCGGACCTTGCACCCGCGGGCGCCGGTCGAGAACATCGCGGCCGTCGGGAACACCACCACTGCGTCGAGCGTGCCGTCGGCGGCCAGCTCCGTCAGATTACCGAAGGTGTAGAGATCCAGGTCACCGTCGGTGTTGGAGCTGACATAGTCGGTGTCGTCCGGAGAGGCGGCCGTGTCGTCCACGAGGACGGAGTGAGCGGAGCCGGTGCTCGGGACCCACTGGCTGGAGGCACCGTCGCCGTCCGGCAGGATCCCCATGACCACCTTGTCGCCCATGAAGTCATCATGAATTCCGCCCGTGTTGTCGGCAATCATGATGTCGTCGAACCGGCACGAAGCGCCGCCCCAGTTGAACTGGAAGACACTGGCGCCGTCGCTGCCCGTGTTGGCCGTGTTCTCGGAGCCGTCCGAGAGCAGCGACACTCCATCGACCTTCAGCTCATAGGCCCCGTTCGCGCCCGTGCGCACGGTGGCCTTGAACTCGATGTAGTGCCACATCTGGCCCATGATCTCGCCGGTCGTCGCGAGCGTCGTGGCGCCTCGCTTGACAGCGATCGTGAATGTATTGGCCGTGGTCCCGGTCGCGAAGACGAGGGAGAGTTGGGCCGTCGCCGAAGCATTCATGAGCGTGACGGTGCTCGCGCACGTCGTCGCGTTCATGTAGTAGCCGAAGCCGAGGATCCACACGTTCGAGTCGGCCGGCACGAGCGGCCATGACGTCAATGTGAAGTTCGTCCCCTGGCCCGAGGCGTTGCCGGCCTTGCGCTGGGCGGAGAATGCCGTCAGGGCGCCCGCGAGCGTCTGCCACGCGCGGGCGAGGTAGGTCGAGGATTGACGGGTCTCGAAGCCCTCGGTCATGCGGATCGCCATTACGACACCTTCTCCACGCCGAACTGGGCCCCGTCGATGTCCGCCACTTCCCACGGCAGGCCGTCGTCGGGGCTGTTCTCGATGACCTGGGTGTAGCCGCGCACGGGCGTGCCATTGACGGTGTGGGTGGCCTCGTCGTAGTTCACGCCGGCCTCGCGGACCTTCACGCGCACACCGGCCGTCCCCGTGGTTTCCATTCTCATGTCGCTCGTGACCATGATCCCCGCGATCGGGCCGTTCAGCAGGCCGGCGAGATTCGCATAGTCGTAGAGGTCGATGTCCCCGTTGTTCACGCCACGCACGTAGTCGGCGTCGTTCGGGGTCGTGGCCGTGTCGTCCACGAGCGCCGCGTTGTTCGTGCCGGTGCTGGGCACCCAGGCGTTCGTCGCGCCTTCCGCGGTCGGGAGGATGCCGCGGACGGCGGAGTCCCCGAGGAAATCGTCGTTCTGGCCTCCCTGGTCGTCGAGGATGTAAATGTCGTCCCAGAGAACGTTCGTCGAGGCCGATGCGAACATGACCACGTCCACGCCGTCCGAGCCGGTGTTGGCGAGATTCACCATCGAGCCCGAGATATCCGTCACCTCATCGACTCGCAATTCGTAGACGCCGTTCGTGCCGGTGCGGGCCGTGACCTTCAGCTCCACGTAATACCAGACCCCGAGGTCGCGGACCGTGGCACTCGTGGCGATCGTGGTGGAGCCTCGCTTGAGCACCCAGACGTAGCCGCCGCCCGAGGACGTCGGAATGATCTTGCACTGTTCAGAGGCGCCCGAGAGGAGCGTGATGGCCGTCGTGGGAACCGACGTGTTGATCTTGATTCCGAATCCGACGACCCAGGTGTTCTCGACACCGAAGCTGGGTGTCGTCAGGATCAAGTTGGTTCCACTGCCGGCCGAGCCAAAGAGTCGGCCGGTCTGCGCGGAGAAAGAACCCGACCCGACCGCATACTTGCGGGCGAGGTAGGTCATGCTCTGATGGATTTCGAATCCCTCGGTCCAAGCGAGTGTCATGGTGTTCCTCTAGTGTAGCTCACTGCCCCAAGATGGCCTTCAACGCGGGGGCATTATCTTTGGCGAAATTCAGGAAGGCCGTCTTGCCTCCATGCAGGAAGCGGTCGACGGCTTGATCGTTTCCGACGATGAAGGCGGGCGTCGGGGCCGTTTGGGTCGGACTCTCAGCGCGGGCGGCCAGGGCCGCATTGTTCGCGGCGAGCTGCTGGGAGACAAGGCCACCATCAGCGTAGCCGCGGATCTTGCGGATCCGACGGGCCTCGCTGGTGCGGCGCTGCGACATGCCGGCAAAGGCCCGCAGCTCGGCCGGGTTCACCAGCCCTTTGTTGAGGGCCTGCATGAAGTCGGCGCCGTAACGCGCGACCGCGGAGGCCCGGTGAACGAATTCCCCCGGCGCCAACCATGCGGGCACCGTGTCGGTGGGGTGCAGTCCCTTCGGGCGCGGCGCCTTGATGCCCATATGGCTGAGGGAAGGTGCCGGCTGACCCACCGGGCCGCCTTCCGCGAAACCCTCCACGAGGCCGCCGTCGACCGCGGAGCCGGCCGCGCTGGTGCTGATCGAGAGCAGCAACTTCGAGATCGCGATTTGCGTCAAGGTCGCGATGATCTGCTTCGCGATCGATTGGAGGAAGCGTGCGAAGCGCTCCTGGAAGCTCGTGTCGTTCGTCGGGTCGAAGGCGTCCACGATCGAGTCGGCGACGAAGTTGCTGAATTCCGTGATCGCCGTCTGCATCAGGCGTAGTTCGCCTTCAAGCAGATCGCCCATCTTCTGGAGGGCCTTCTCGAACGGACCCAGCTCGGGCTTGGGCGTGACCGTCATCACGAAGCTGAACGGCAGATCCTTCGGATCGATCTCCGGCTTCTTGATCGGCGGAGGCGTCAGCGGGTCGGCCCCGTTGAAAGTGTCCTGAATCGCCTTGAGGACGTCCTTCGCCGCGTCGATTCCCTTCTGGAGGAAGGACGATTGATCCGGCTCCGGCAATTCCGGAGGTGGGCCTCCCGCAGTGGGGTCCGCCTTGTCTGCTGCCTCTTGTGCCTTCTTCTGCTCCTTCAGCTTGGCGATCAGTTCATCGATCTGCTGCAAGCGGACGATATGCCGTTGGAGCTGATTACCAAAACCAAAGAGGCCAATGCCGGCACCGCCTGTGCCTTGCTTCGCTTCTTCGTCGTTGACGACCTTCTGCAATTCGGCGCGGTTCTTCAACGCCTCGGCGAGCTGTCCTTGAAGAATGGCTGCCTTCGAGAGCTGGGCTTCCGCCGTGGAGCGCTGCCGGATCCGCTCCAGGTCTTCCTCCAGCTTGATGAGATCCTTGATACCCAGGCCGGCGGCGACGATCGCGCCCAGCATGAGGAAGAAGGGCGTCGCCAGGGCGGCCGTTCGCAGCACGGCGACCAGGGTCTCGGCGGACTTGACGATGGCCGCGAATGGAATCACCAGGAGGCTGATGACCACGCGCAGCCCGCCGAAGGCTGCCCCGAGCACACCGACCAGGGTGACGATCTCCCCAAGGATGACGGCCACCCGGGTGAAGTCGGAGCCAGGGCCGAAGATTTGACGGAAGACGCGGCCAAGCAGGGCGAAGGTATTGACGGCCCCGATGACGAACCCCGACAGAGCTTGCCCGAGCCCTCGGAAGATATCGCCGAGGAATTTTCCGGCTTCCAGGATCGCGTCGAAGCGGATCTGCTGGATGTTCGACCGAAATGACCGCACCGCATCCGCGATCCCATCGAAGATCGTCTTGAGGGCCTGCACTGCCCGCGGATCGGGGAGCACCTCGCCGAATGCGGTTCGCGTCGTGAACAGATCGAAGACTTCCTCGAAGCTGGTCCGGAGTTCGTTGAAGAGGGTGCGCGAGGCTTCACCGGACGAGAGAGCGATTGCCGTCTGCGCGCGGCGGAACGTTCCGGTGAACGTGTTGGCCGCCTTCTCTCCTGCGATCTCGAACGCGCGGAAGCGGTCGTCGAGGAACTTCGCGAGGCCGCCGACATCGTTCTTGGCGCGGCGGATGTCGTCGGGCGTGATGCCGAGCGCGGTCGCGATGCGCGTCGTGCGGGCCTGGATCGTGCCGGTCAGCAGCGCGCGGATTTCTTCCGAGAGCTGATTCGTCGGCACCCCGAGGGCACCGGCCGCTTGCGAGACGGAGATCGCCAGCTCGCGGATTTGGTCGATGTTGAGCCCGGCCTTGAGGCCCGGAGCAACGGCGACCTGGAACGTATCGGAGAGCTGCTGGAACGTCGCGGTCGTGCGCAGCGTCGCCTGCCGCAGTTTCTCGACCTGTTCCACGGCGACATCGAACGTGGCTGCGAAGGCTGCCGCGCCCGTGACGAGCCCACCCTGCGCATCCCGGACGTTGGCGACAGCGGACAGCAGGCCGGCGATCCCGACAGTCGAGTCGTCCACCTGCTGGTTGAATTCGATGCCCGCGCGCACGAGCCCCGTGAAGCTCTGCTGGATCTGCTGGATGAAGACGAGGCCGGCGCCGACGCCGATGATGTTGCGCAGCGTGAAGACCAGCCGGTTACCGGCCTCACCGCCGCCGAGCAGCGCCTGCCGGAGCCCCTTGAACTCGTTGGCGAGCGTGCGGGCCTTGGGTGCAGTCTTCCCCGACTCATCGCCGACCTTCTTGGTTGCGGCAGCGACCTCGCCCTTCGTCTTGGCGACGGCCGCATCGAGCGCGAGGGAAGCCCGGGCTGCCTGGGCCTGCTCTGCCCGCTGCGCGCGGATGATTGCCCCGCGCTCCTTCTCCAGGCGATTGCGTTCCTTGACCTGGGCAATCAATTCGCGTTGCGCCTGAATCTCCTCGCGCTCGGCTTGCGACTGTTGACTTCGTGCCTGCCGAGTAGCTGCGGTCTGCGCCCTGGTCAAATCGGCCAGGGCGCGCATCTGATCTACCGACTGATTGAAGGCGTTGCCGGCCCCTCGGAAGGTGGCGATGGCCTGACGCGCCTCGGTGACGAGCCGCGTGAATTGCTGGAGCGGACCAGTGAAGTTGTCCTGGACGTTGAGATTCCAGTTCAGGCCGCCTTGGTCCGTGGTCGCCATCAGATCGTTCCTCGTCCTGGGAGCTTGAGTGCACGAATGAAGTCTTCGCCGGACTTCGGCTTCGACTTCTTCCAGGGCTTCGTGAGCTTCTCCATGCCTTCCTTGGTTCCCTGCGCGGCGATCATCGCCGTCCAGGCACTCTCATACTTCTGTCGGTTACTGACTCGCGAGACCACTTCGGCCAAGGCCAGGAAGGACAGTGAGTCCATGTCCGCGATGGCCTCGGTGGAGGTGCAAGTGGCAATGCTAACCTCCACCAGCGATTCCTCCAAGTCCTTCCAGGCGTCTTCGTTCAGTCCTTCGGCGTGAGCTGCGGTGATGGCGGCGCGCTTGGCACTGGGGCGTTGGCCTCGCTGCCGTCGCCACTCGGAGACGCGGACAAAGCCCGGGCGCGCAACTGGCTTTGTGCTTTCCGCAGCCAGCCCTGGACCAAAGGGCCGAACACCTCCGCGTTGGCCTTCGAGACCCCGTTCAGCATCTCGATGATCTGCCCGAGATCCAGTTCCGCGAGGAATTCCTCGATCTGCGGGACGGTCGGCTTGCGCGGGCACTGCGGCAGACCGCGCATGCTGTCCATCAGAATTCGGCCGATCAGCAGCCGATTCTGGTCCGAGAAGATCGCCTCGACGGCGTCGCGCATCGTGGCGGCCGATTGCTCGGCGCGGAGCTTGAACATCTCCGGCGTGAGCGGCTGCTGGTTGACGATCGTCTCGCCATCCTTGTGTTGCTCGAAGCGACCAGTGAGACCACGGCCGCTGAAGATCCCCGAGAGGACTTTGGCGATCGGGCCGACGGCAGACTTCATCGCGAAGAGAGTCGGGAAGGAGAGGGAAAAGAACTCGACATCGGTCTCGCCGACCTTCGAGATCACGGACTTCGACTTGAACATGCTCATGGTATTGGTGGGTAGGAAGTGAAAGAGCCGGCACTGGCCGGCTCTTTAGCATACCACGAAGTCCCATTCCGGGACGACCCGGATCACACCGCGCCGTGCGTGTCGACCGTGAGGGTCTTGCCGGTGACGGCGTTGGATTGCGCCGAGCCCTTGAAGGACAGGAGCGCGAAGGCGTCCGAGACCAGATCGAAGTCGCCGTCGATCGCGAGGCTGACCGAGTGAAACTGGTAGACGCGCTGCTCCTCGCCGTTCGCCGGGTTGATCTGGACGAACTCCATGTAGTAGTCCTGGACGTCGCCAGCCAGGGCCTCCATGCTCTGGATCTTCGCCGGAGCCGAAGCGTCCGCCGAGGAATACCAGCTCAGATTGTCGCCGTCGGCCACGCCGGCCGCGTCCGCGTGGATGAACACGAGACCGGCTTCGTAGTCGAAGTCGTATTCCGTGCTCGCGACGGCCATCATGGTCGTCTCGTTGTAGATGACGATGCCCGAGAAGCCGTCGGAGAACGAGCAGCGGACCAGCGAATCCTCGTCGCGGAGGATATACCAGTTGCCTTGCACGACATCACCGCTGAGCGTCAGGGTCTGCTTGTCGCCGATCGCGCCGACGCCGGCCACGGCCGGGTTGGTGACCGAGGCATTCGTGCCGACGAAAGCGAACGCGAGGTTCTGCTGGCTGATCTCGTCGAGTTGGAACGTGAAGTTGATCTCCTGCGAGATCGTGACGCGCTTGTCCACGACCTTGAGGCCCTGGCGCGAGCTGAAGTGCTTCAGCTCCTCCGAGGTCATGTTGGTCTTGAACTCCGGGCAGTTGCCCAGGTCGCGCAGCCCCAGCGGGAGGCCCGTGGTGGCATCGATAGAGGCGAGGCGGATGATGCCGCGCCCGATGACGTAGTCGTTGGTGTTTGCACTGCCAGTCGTGTTGAGGCCCATAGTGGCTCCGAATTAGGAAGGGGTCAGTTGAGCGTTGAAACGGAAGATAGCCCTCATCCCGCCCGCCGGCTGACCCTCTGGCGGCGGCTGGTATGCGGACCCAAGAAGAAGAAGAGTGACCTGTTGGTCGCGGCCCACCGTGCGATCCCGAAGAATCACAGGCGGGGAACGGCGAAGTTCGCGCTCGAATTGCTGCACGGAGACGTCGCCTTTGAAAGTCAATTCCAGCACCCAGACCCAGCTCGTCCGATCCAGGGTGAGGGCGCGACGGTTGCGGCCCGCGCTGAAGACCGAGGATTCCGCATGTGCGGTAGCCGAGTCGACAGTTCCCGCCTTGAGCGGGTCGATGACCATGCGCCCCTCAACGTAGTCGACGAGCGGGAATGCAAAGCCCTCGGCCAGCTCCATCAGGCGGTTCTGGATGAGCGGCTCATAGCTGAGGACGGCGTCGGTCACGGGACCTCCCGGATTTCATCATCCTCGATGAAGTTGCCATCGAACGAGCCCGGGCTCAGGCCGAAGGGCATGGAGACCCCGTCGGCCCCCAGGAACGGCGTCGCGCCCAGGATCGGCGTCGGCGTCGGCTTCTGCTGCGTGTAGGCTTGCACCTGCTCGTCATCGCCCAGCTCGATCTCGCCGGCCATGAACGCCAGCCAGTTCTCGATCTGCGCCTCGATGCGCTCGCGGGCCTGCGCGAGGACTTCCGGATCCATGGACCGGAAGGCGCCCTCGTTGTTGTAGATTTCTCGGGCTGCGCCCGAGGCATCCATGAAGATCAGCGGCATGCGATCCATCAACTGAAGACGGACCAGCTCAACCTCGCAAAGGTTGCCGACGAAGCGCCGCATTTCGTCGTTGGTCGTGGGATCCTCGACATAGTCGATCTCCACGATTTCCTGCACGACCGAGGTCCCGAGCCGCTGGTAGAAGCGAACCCGGGCCGCGCGCAGGGCCTGTTCCAGGATGGCCAAAGCGTCGCTCTCCGCGCGAACCGCCGAGAGGCGGAGCGCAGTTTGCAACGCGGCCATGTCGTCCAGGAACAGGGGAGTCGGGCTCATCTCAGCGCTTCGCCGTGTCCGCGCGGATCACGCCGTTCTTGGAGATCATGTTGACGGGCAATGCCTGCGCGAAATCGACCGGAGATTCGGCGCCGGGCGTCAGCACGACGTAGCCGCTCTCGATCCAGTTCTGCAAGCAGCTCTGGCCGTTCGATTCGATCTTGTTCTGCGCGTAGTCGACAAGGCCGCTCGGAAGTGGAACGGGGTTGCCCTTGGCGTCATGCGAGCCGTAGATCGCGCCGGGTTGGCACTTGGCCGACTGTCGCCCATCACGGGTGACTTCGACGCGCTTGTCCGTCTGAGGGCCATGGATTTTCTTGCCCTTGGCCACGAAGAATTGCTGGGTCATTGGGGGAGGGGGTGGTTGGGGTTCGGTGGGTTCTGTCGTTTCTGTCATAGTCTCACTCTGGGCGGGATTGCCTCAGAGTGAGACTACCACATCCCGACGGCTCACGCCAGGACTTGGACGTGAACCATCGAGCCGGGCCGGCGCGGCCACGGGATCGGGTTCGACTCGACGAGCATCCACATGACGCTCGGGTCGGGCTGGATCCACTGCTTGGCGAACCGCTCGCCCACGAACTGGCGGCCCTGGAGGGCTTCGAGGTCGTGGATCGGGCCGAAATACATCTTGTTCTCGGCAGCGGCCGACAAGGCCAGGAAGTGGACCTTCTTGTCCTCGATGAGCTGGTAGCTCGTGCCGTCCGGCAGGGTCGTGGTGCGGCCGTAGCGCCACACGCGGACACCGCAGAACTCACCGAGCAGCACTGCACCGTCGTCGCGGAACTGGGCCGCGAGGTTCAAGGCGCCCGCGTTCATCTGAGCGGGGGCCGTCAGCAGGAAGCGGACTTCCTCGTTGGCCATGAAAGCCTGCGCGGCGAGCTTGCCCATGATGACGTCCGTCAGGCCGAGGCCGACTTCGTCACTGGCAACCTGCTGGGCGTTCATGAAGTCCTGGCTCGGCAGCGAATCGACATCATCCCACTTGGTCGTGAGCGTGTAGGTGTTGCCGGACGGGACAGGGAACGTGACCTGGAAGACTTCCTCCTCGTCTGCCGAGTAGGAGAGCTGGCCACGAAGGGCCTGGGCGCAGAGATACTCGATCGACTCGGCGATGCCGTCCGAGAGGACAGCGGCCTTGCGAGCGATTTCCTGCTCGGCGGCCGTCGCGACTTCGCCCGCAGCGGGGAAGATCGAGAAGCCGGGCCGACGGTTGTCCATCAGCTCCGAGGGCTCCAGGTGCGTCTTCACCCGGATCTTCGGGGGACGGAGCATCTGGAATTCCTGGCTGCCGCCGGACATCTCCAGCGCCATGCCGTTCTTCCGCACGAACGGCGCCATGACGCGACCGCGGCGGTAGATGCCCAGCTCCATCTTCTCCGTCTCCTTCGACTCGTGCGAGCCGAAGATGAGGCGCTGAAGGAAGCTGTTGGGGCTCTTGATCTCGTTGACCACGCCGGTCAGCGACGACCAGGACAAGACCTCGATGGTCTCGGCCTTGAGGAGCTGGTAGAAGTTCTTGGGGATCTTCATGTTGAAATCTGACTTGTGTCTAGGGGTTGTAGGTCTGGGGGTTGGCTCAGGTCAGGATCACGGAGCAACGCCGGCCAAGCCGACCACGTCGATGCCCATGTCGCGGAGACCGCGCACCTTGAGTGCGATGTCGAGTTCCGCTTCGGAAGTGCCACCAGCGCCGCCGAGGACCGCGCGGATCGCTGCCGTGTTGACGTCATCGCGATGGACGCGACCACGATAGAGGACCACGGCGAGAACGTCATCGGTCTCATCGTCGCTCTGCGCGGTGCCGTAGATGAAGCCACGGATCGTGCCGCGACCGTTCGCGCCCGCGTCCTCGTAGACACACCACTGCGAGGTGGAGGTGTCGAAAGCGAGCGGGGTGCCGATCGGGAGTTCCACGGGCGCGCTGCCCGCGTTGTCCTCCAGGTGGACGACCTTCGTAGCGAGGGCCTCCAGGCGGGGGTGAGCGCCACGGTCAGCGCTGTCGAAAAGTTCGTTTGCTCCGAGTGCCATTGTAGGTTCCTAGTTGAGTGTTGGGGTTGCTGTCTGCGTCTGCTGCTGTCGGGGCGCGATCAGCGTCCCAAGACCTTGTTGATCTTCTGGCCGAAGCTCGAACCGGCCTTCATCAGCTCGGCCTCGGTCTTCTCGACCTCGGTGCCCAGAGCCTCGTCGGCCTCCGGGGCCGGCTGGTTCGACGGAGCCGCACCCTTGCCGGCCGGCTTCGCGCTCTTGGCCGCCACATAGGTCTCCCACTTCGTCACGTCCTCGACCTTGCTCATATCGAGCGAGGCGAAGAACAACGCTTCCTTGTGCGCGGCGAGCGCCTTCGGGTCGTTGCGATCTCCCTCGAACTTGATCGCGGGCGTCGCGACCGGAGCCGGCGTCACTGCCGGAGCGGGGGTGACGGGGGCGGCCGGCTTGAGGGCCTTCGTGATCGCTTCCACGAGCGAGGCGGTCTGCAAAGCAGCCTGCTCGCTCAGGAGCGCCTTCAGTTGCGCTTCGTTCATGTTTTCCAAGATGGAGGCTTGCTTGACGATCGGCTCGACCTCCGCGAGACCGAACAGGGAAACCCCGCCGATGCGACCGTCGGCGACGGCCTTCTGCAACTCAGGGTCGAGTTTGATAATCATGCCCCAGGCGTCGGTCGCATCCACGGGCATGCCGTAGTTGTCGGTCCAACCCTGAAAGCGGGCGTCACCCTTCTGCACAAGGAAGGTCTCCGCGACGCGGGCCTTCTCCGCCGGCAGAACTCGCAGGTCGTGCTCGATATCGAGGTGGGCGCCATTCGCGATGAAATCGTGGGCGATTTGCTTCACGACCGTGCGAGGCGCGACATCTCCCTCCGTATCCACGGAGCCGTTCTCCTCCGGCAAGTAGACCAACGTATGGAGCAGTCCCTCCGGTGCCGTCTTGAACAGCATGCTGAACTCGACCCGATTCCCTGACTTCAGGAGAACCGGCATCTTGTTCGCGCCTCGGCTGACGAGGGAGACATGGGTCACCTTGGCGTAGGTGATTCTCCGCTTGGCCTTGGAAGTCTTCTCCACTGGCTGGGGCTCGACAGGAGCGACCGGGGTCAGACTCTTGCGAAGGAATGCGGGAAGGAATCGCCTCATGACGTTCAGAAGTGTATCATACTGAGAACATGAGTCAAGATCCAGAAGCTGTCGTTGTCCAGAAGATCACCGTCCCCGGAAAGGTCGGCCCGGAGGGGCTCACCGACGACCAGCAAGCCCAGGTCCAAGTCTTCGCCCGGGAGATCAGGAAGCTGGTGCCAGCGATGGATGAGCGAATCTCGATGCTGGAGGCGATCCTGAAAAAGGGCGTCATCGAGGCCGAGCCGACCAACGCGCCGACCTCGGCGGGCACCAAGGGATTGCCCTTCAACTTCGACGCGGCGATCCGGCTGAAGCTCCACAACGTCCATCACTCGACGTGCGTCGACACGAAGAAGAACGCGCTCGTCGGGCTCGGGCACACGAGCGACAAGACGGACGGCGTCCTCGATCCGATTTGCACCGTCACCTGGGCCGTGCTGCGCGCGAAGCTCGCGGAGGATTTCGCGAACGTGGCGAATGCCTATATCGAGGTCGTGCGCGCGGGCGACCAGATCGTAGGGCTGCATCACCTTCCCGCCCAAGACGTCCGCGTCGCGTTGGCGCAGGATCTCGTCAACATCTACTACGAGGTTCGCGGGGGCAAGGTCGAGTCGCTCGGGGCCGCTACGAATTCGACGGTCATGGCGCCCTTCGGTCAGCTCGAAGAGTTCAAGAGGCGGCACGGAATCAACAGCGACAAGATCAGCGAGGTCATCCACATCTTCGACCCGAGCGGTCAGTCGCGCTGGTATGGTGTGCCCACTTGGCTCGCGGCGGTCGCGGATATGGAGTTGAACCAAGCCGTCCGGCAGCACCAATACGATTTCCACATCAACCGCGGTGTCCCTGAGTTCCTTCTCTTCCTTCGCGGGGGCAAGGTCGCGCCGGGCACCTGGAACGCGATCGTCGATGCGATGCAGGCATACGTCGGCGTCGGCAATTCGCACAAGTCGTCGGCGTTCAACATCATCGACGAAAACATCGAGATCCAGCTCGAACAACTGCACAGCAACGAGGTCATCAAGGGAGACTTCTATACGAAGATGGTCGAGGCCCTGGCCACGACGATCGTGTCGGCCCACCGCGTCCCGCCGATCCTCGCCGGCATCCTGATCCCCGGGAAGATGGGTGCGGCGAACGAGCTGCCGAACGCGATCATGGCGTTCCAGACGCTCGTCATCGATCCATGGCACACGATCTGGACGTCCATCCTCGGTGCCACGCTCGGCGGGAAGTTCAACGGTGGGCTCGGACTGACGGCCAAGGATTTCGAATGGAAGTCGATCGTGGATGCGATGGCCGACGGGCTCCAGAAGCTGAATCCGCAGAAGGGCGCGGCCGATACCCTAGGCGGTATGCGGTCGACCCTACCCGAGGCTGCGGCCGAGGGCCGGAATCTGAACGACGGCGTGAAGAAGTCGCGCGCCGCGCGCCTG